CTTTTTTTGTATTTATCATGCTATAAAAAGTACCTTTTTGGTACGTTTTTCATAAATTTGTATCACTAAAAGTACAAAAATGTTTTCTTATGTGTGAAGAATTAAAAGGTATAATTAAAACTGTTACAACTTATAGTGATAGTATGAATAAAGGTCATAAAATACCAGCATCTTTTAAAAGCTTTTGTGGTGGTTCTGATTATAGGAAATTTATTTATAGAAAGATAGAATTGGAAGCTAATAAAACAGCAATAATTGTAGCTAATTATGTTATGGATAATATAACATATAATCAATATAGTGCTGAGATTATTCCTAAGAATGTTTCTGAAGCTATAAATATTTCTTCTAATAAAGTTAGAGCTGCAATTAAACTTTTGACTGATATAGGTGTTTGGATTAATTGGAAGGATTTAGTTGTTAATGAACAAATTGAAGATAAAGTTCTTATACCTAGTAAATATTGGTATTTATTTAATCCTTTAAAATTTAACTATACTTCTGCAAATATGTTTAGTAAAAGATGTAAACTTGCATTGGAAGCAGTTAATGATGAAGATGATAGATTACTAGTTAGTAAAAGAACAGCTTATCCTTATAAGTTTCCAAATACAAATTATTCTGATACTGAAGATGTTGATTTAAGAAAAGAAATTATTGTTGACATAAACGAAATAGAAAATGAAAGTAAAGATTAAAAAACTAGTTCCTGAAGCAGTTATTCCTGCTTATGCTAAACCTGGTGATGCAGGTATGGATTTGACTGCTGTTAAAGTCGAGTATGACCGTGTAAGTAAATGTTTTATTTATCATTCAGGTCTCGCTTTTGAAGTTCCTGAAGGTCATGTAATGCTTCTATTTCCTAGAAGCTCTAATCGTAAGACTGAAGCTTATCTTACTAATTCAGTCGGTGTTATAGATTCAGGTTATCGTGGAGAAGTAATGGCTTGTTTTAAGCGTAGAGATAACGATGTTTTTCCTGAACACAAAGATACGTTTATAATTGAGCATCAAGCTCCTTATAAAGTTGGAGATAGATTTGGTCAAGTTATGATTGTTCCTTATCCGCAAATAGAGTTTGAGGAAGCAGATGAACTTTCTGATACTGAACGTGGTGCTGGAGGTTATGGTTCTACAGGTAAATAAATATGAAATATGCTTAAAAATGATGCTACATGTAATATAACAATTCTAGTAATATCTGGTTGTATTGCTTGCGACATAGTTGCTCATAATGTTAAAGAAGCAGTTTGTTTTAACACTAAACTTCCTATTAGTATTAACATTAAGAACTATAGGGATTTAAGTCCTATGACTCGTAAACAAATGAAACTTAAAGATTTTCCTACTGTTATATTTCGTAAAGATAAAACTGAAACATTTCGATTTAGTGGTAGTACTGCTGTTGCTTGTATTAATTGCTATATTGATTTGTATCTGAAGTAAAGATTTGTTTGTTTTAATGGCACATCCTAATTGGCTTGATTGCTTGCGAAAGTAGTCAAGCCTTTATTATGAAAATCATCGTAGACTTCATATAGCTTCGCCTGACAGCTTTAAATGCTTCAGATGAACAACATATCAAGAATGATATTTGAAGCTCTTATACGAGATTTTCAAAATGTGAAATAAAATATCACATGCTGCTTCTGTTGGTTCGTTAGAATCTTCAGAAGCTTATTTTTTATAATCAACAAGACTACCAATAAGTGCAACAAAAAAGCTAGAGCAATCATCACGACTACTCTAGCTTACGACAATACCTAAAAACATTAATTATCCTAATCAATCTTTTTACCTGTCACCATTTGAATAATTACTATTATGATAAAAGTCAAAAATATGAAATGTATTTGTTAGAGTAAGAGGAATCGAACCTCTACTAAAAGAACCAAAATCTTTTGTACTACCTTTATACGATACTCCAATCCAATCAAAACAATTATAAAAGAACATTACGGCGTTCATTGGCATTGCAAATATACGAATTATAATTGTATCTACAAGCATTATTGTATAATTATTTGATAAATAAAAGAGTGTTGAGTAATAGCTAAAGGATTAGTATCATCAACACTCTTCTACGGGGGAGCTAATTTATATTATTTACCTTTAACTGCATCAGCAATACCTTTAACGTCTATAATGCTTAACATGTTATCTCCAAGTTTATAATAACTATTTGATTGATTAAGTCCTGTAAGATTACTATAAGAACGATAAATAGGAATTTGACGAGTAAGTTTAACAGCCAACTTATTTTGTCCTCTATATCTACCTGTAGTATAATCCCATTCGTAATCATCAGTCATTAAACCTTTTGCTATTATATTACAAGCATCAAGTATATCACTAGGCATTGTTACAGAGGCAATAGGAGAACTCCAAAGTTTTTTAAACTCACCTGGAAGGAAAACAGGATTATACATCATTGATTGAGATGCTAGAGAATCAGCAGAATAAAGAGCTAAGTTAGCAAACCAACTATCTTTAAGTTTATCATCATCCCAAGCTACACGTATAGCAATAGCAGTAAGTATTGCAGCAAGAGCACCACAAGCATCTTGCATACCACGTAATATAGCAGCTTGTTGATTATCATTCATAAGATTAAAGTTAAGTTTAGCATTAAGAGCTAAATCAACATAATCTTTAAGAAGATTTTGAGTAGCTTCTATAGTTTCACGTTGAGCTTCTGGCATTCTAGCAATAGCTTTATGCTTACGAATAGGAAGAGTAAGAAAATCATAAAGAGCTGGTCCACAACCAATAACATTAAATCCTCTTTCTTCATTATAATAACCTTTTCTACGCCAATGTTTAAGAATACCAGGATAAATATGTTTATGATATTGCATAACAAGACTTCCCCACCAATTCTTTTCTATTTGTGCAGCACTAAGTTTATCATAATTACCATGAATTTCTTTATTAACTGATATAACTTTACCTTTAAATTCAGCCATAAATTTAAGAGCATCAGAAACTTTTTTACCTTCAGCAATAGAACTCTTGTCAAGTTGGTCTAATATAGAACCTTCTTTAAAAGCAAGTTTACCATTTTTAAGTTCAAGTTGCTCCATTATAGTTTTATGACTTTCAAATTCAGTTGTTGTTGTTTCTCTAAGCTTTTTACGTTCAGCAATAAACTTACGTTTCTCTACATTATTAAGATATATATTAGCAAATTCAGTAGTAAAGTCTCTTCTTCCCCAAATATAATCTTTAAGCTTATTGTCATCATGTTTTATGTCATTAAGGAAAGAAGTAAATTTAGCTTCTAAGTCAGTACCTTGAATAATATTCTTTAAAGCTTCTTCATGACATTTATTTATATATTCTTGTAGAGTCATAGCTTTATACTTTAGTCTACCTTTATTTTCAGCATCAGGAACTTCTATTAATCTATTAGAATACATCATACTAAACATAGCTCCATTTTGCATAAGGTCTTCACCCATACTGTTAGGACTATACATAAAGTCTCTGAAGTTTTTAAAAGCTTTAGCTTCAACACTTCCTTCAGGAGCATAATTCATAGCATCAAAGTCAATAACATCCATAAACTTTCTTATAGCATCAGCTAGAGTTGTAGATGTATCTTTACCTCTACCAGCAATAAAACTAGCTACACCAGCCATCCACATTTCTTTTCCTTTAAGATAATCGTTTTTGTTAAAGAACTCTTTAGCTATAGCTTCACCAATTATGGCTGTTTCACCAACAGTTATATTACCAATACCACCAGTAATATTAAGCATCATAAATTTAGATGATGTAATAGACTGAATAATATTAGCAAATTTAGTATAATTACCATTGTTTTGTTTATACTGATTATAAAGAACTCTTCTCATCCAATTTTCAAATTGTTCAACTAGTTTATCATCTCTTGTTTGAGTATATCTAGGATTATCTTTATCTTTATTTATTTTAGTTAGATTGTTAAATCCTAAAGTAGTCTTATAGACTTTAGTTCTAGCAAGCATATTTCTAGTATAATGAAGAATATATTTGTTATCTTGAACAGCATTATAATGACAAGCTGCTTTAATAAATGACCTCATGACTTCATTAAAATCTCTATTAACAAGACTATTATGAATATCGTTTAATTCTTTTTCAGCAACTTCTTTTCTTTTATACCAAGCTTCTTTAGCTTTTTCATAAGCTTCTTCATCTCCTTCATAAGCAGCTTTTCTAGGTCTAGAATCTTCTAATTCTTTTTCTATTTCATAACTACGTTTGTTACGAAGTCTATCTATAAGCATAGGCATACCAGGAGTTATATCTTCAGAATAACTCATATTGTCATACCATTCATCTCTAGAAGTTTTACCATAATCACTATAACCAACAGTTTCTTTTACTTGTTTCAACCACCATTGTTTATCATGTTCAGGTTCTTTTACTGATTGAACAAATTTACCTGTATTGAAATAATGTTTAGCTTGAGAAGTAGAAGCTAGATTTAAACACATATCTTTAAGATATGCTTTTAATTCGTCCTCATACTTATTTGTTTCAACAATATTATCATAAGTTGAATCATGTTCATAACCTAATTCATCATCTTGTTCTTTAGTTCTATAATTGTTTGCGGAATCAGTACCTGATACAAAATATTTGTTTTTATATTCTTCTTTTGGTTCACTTTCTAATTGAGAAAATTTAGGTTGCCAAGTACCATTATCAAGTTCATGTTTAACTCTAGTAGTTTGCCAAATACCAGTAGGTTGCATTCTGTGAGTATAAGGATTATAAACATGATTTCTTTCATACCATTTATTGAACTCTCTTTCACCTTTAGCTTTCATAGCTCTAAAAGTTTCATCATAATATGGAGTTTCTACAGTTTCAAGTCTATTATTAATGGTAGCTAAAGCTTTAGTTTTATCTTCCATTTCTTTAATAAGCTTTTCTTTTGCAGATTTACTTTTCTTTTTAAGATATTCTTCCATATCAACTTTAAGAGCACCATATAAATATCTATTAGGCTTTAAAGGAATAGATTCATCATAAACAATATTACCAAGACTATCAGTTATAACTTCACCTGATTTAGTAACCTTTGGAGTTTTCATAAGGTTAACTTTTTGCCATTTACGATAATAGTTTTCTCCTTTAGATTCAGCTAAAGCTCTTTCAGCTTCAAAAGCAGTATGATTATAATAATCAGTATCTACATATTTACGAATAAACCAAGCAACAGTTTTACCATTTGTAGATTCAACAGTTTTCTTAACACCAAGGAATAACGGTTGATAAGCATTATAAAGAGCATCAAGTTCATCTTCAGTCATCTTAGAAGTTTCTACTCTTTTAGTAGAACTATTATAATGCTTACGAAGTATATTATTAATTTTTTCTACAATAGCAAGATATTCTTTATTTGGAATACCATTTGCTTGCAAGTATTTATATACAACAGTAGGATATATTTCATTAACTTCTGGACCATTACTTATAAGAACACGTTCAGAATAAGGTTCTCTTGTATTAATTTTAAGTTTACTCTCTAAATCTTTTCTTACTGCATCTTGTTCTTCTTCAGTAAATAGTCTACCATCAATTCTACCAAATTCGTCTCTAACATTTTCCCCCTTGTTTTCATGCTTTTTTATGACAACTTTAGTTCTATTGTTAGATGATTTAAAGCCTAAAACTTTATATGCTTCATTTAGTTCTTCTTTTATTTCATCATCTACAGCAAAATAAGCATTATTTTTAAGCCATTCTTTAGCTGCTTTGTATTCATCATTGTTTTCTAACTGATAAGTCGAAGTAGTAATTCTACCATAATTATCACGCTTTTCAGCAGAATCTATAATAGCTAAACATTTATCAAGTTTGTCTTCAAAACTAGCTTTAGTAGTATGATTAATATATTTACTTCTTATTTCATTTCTATTAGTTAAGAATTTATCAAGAGCCGCAGCATCAACATAATTATTTAATCTAGCTTTTCTATAAACTTCAGGATTAACTATTTTATAATCTGTCATACCAGCGTCTACCCATTTAGTACCAGGAATACCATAATCATAAGTAGGCTTAATATCCATTGTAGAATAATCAAATGTACTACGAAGATTATCTATTTGATTTCTTACTTTAGTTAATTCTTCTTCAAATTCAGGAGTTAAAACACCATTAATTCTTCTAGCATTAATATCTCTAATTTCATCATTCAATTTAACCCATTCAGAGTATATTTCAATATGATTTTCAACTATTGGAGTTTCAGCATCATAAAGTTCTTGATAATACTCTTTAACAAATGGTTGATTAATATGGTCTATTTTAAATTTATCATAAGCTCTTTTAGCTTTTATATAAGTTTCAGGGTCATTTTGAATGTTTTTTCTAGCTTCATTGTAATTCAAAAACAATTCTTTAATTGCAGGTCTAAGTTTATCATTATACGAATTTATAAAGTTACCATCTTTACCAAATATTTTATCTTGGTCAATATTCAACCCTTCAGCTCTAGCTCTAGCATATATGTCAGCAATTTTATTATCATAATCAGATAATAATCTTTCAGCCTGCATATCTTTAGCTCTAATATCAGCCATTACATTTTTAGTAACTATTTGCACAAGCTTGTTTCCACTATCTTGTAAATCTCCAATCCAAGCATCAAACCATGAAGTAGAATGAAAACCATCAAATATAGAAACCATATCATTTTGAATCATAGGGTCATCACTAAGTTTAGCAAGAAAATCATTACCAAAACGATTTTCAGCTCTAGCTATAATACCATTTACAGAAAGCTCTCTAATAATATTTTGAATATTCTTTATATTCTCTTTAACATTCTTGTTCTCAACTTCATCGAGATTAAAATCTAAAATATCAGAATATTTATCAGTTAAAGCCCTAGTTTCAAGAATAACTTTAAGGAAATCATTTCTTGCTATATCATTGTTGCGTATAATATCTATAACTTTAGAATCATCAATACTTAAATAATGTCCATCTTCATCTTTAACAAATTGATTAATTCTATCATTTAGATATTGATATTTTGTTTTAACATATTGATGAATAGCATCGTATATTTCATCTTGATATCTTTCATAATCATCTATAGTTTCTTTAATACCTTTATTTTCAATTCTATTTACTTGTTTTCCAGCATCTCTATCACCTTGTTCTTTTTGTTTTCTCATATTAGCTACAGCTTCTAGTTCAAAATCTATGATTTTAGAAGCTTTATCTACATCATTAGCATCTACTTTTTTAGGTTTAACTACTCTTTTGCAAACAACAGTGTTTGGCTTTGGTGTTATACCATCAGCTTTCATTCTATTGATTTCATTAGTAGTTTGACGTCTAAATATAAAGTCTTCATTAACTTCATTACCTTCAGCATCAATATAACTTATAGTTTGCTTATTACCAAACTTATAATTAACCTTATTATATAAATAAAGATTTTGAATATTAAAAGGTTTAGAAGTTCTATCTAAAGCAAGATAAGTTTCGCCAATTTTAGTTATAGCATCTTTAGCTCCACCTTCTTCATATTTACCTGGTTTATTAATATCAAAAGTAAATCTATTAGCTACTTTTTTAATATGAATATCAGAACGATAATCAGCAGCCATATCATTAAGTTCTTCAGGAGTTAAGAATTTTATACTTTCAGATTCAATATCATTAATTCTATTAATATATGCTTCGTAAAAAGCTCTAGAAGCAAACTTATTGTTATCTTTAGTTGTACTAAATTCAGCAGATTCATTTTCTTCTAGTTTATTAATAGGATAAGCAAATATTCTATCTCCTTGACGAGTTATTTTATAAAGATGTTGATTAACTTTTTTATTACCATCTTCATCTTTACTATTGAACGTAAGTTCAACATAAGAATTTTCAGTAAATAACCAACTATCATCTTTTGTAGAAGCATCATTAACTATACCATATTTAATAGCTAACTTTCTATCATTATTTGCTTTTTCAATAGATTTATCTAATTCTTTAATTCTATTTTTAATGTTATTACGTTCATCTTGACTAAGTTCTTTATTAACAAGGGATTCTGTTAGAGTATATCTTTCATCTTCATAAGCTTCAGGATTTGTCAAATCCATATAAATAAGACCTCTACCTTTACGAGTTAATTCATCGACTAAAAGTTTTCCTTTTCTAACTTTACTAACTGTTTTATGTTTAATAAAATTAGCATTAGAATGAGCACGAACATAATTTTCTGCAATATCAAAATTGCCAGCATAACTATTAAAACTATCTTTAATTTGATTTACAAGACTATCAAAACTTCCATCAGCTTTAACAAAGCTAGTACTATCTTTAAGTGCTCTGTTTGTTATAATCTTATTAACAGCATTTCTTCTCATCTTAAACCCTTCAACAAGAAAAGAATATTTTATAAGGTCAACTGCTGCCATTTTAACAAGAGGATTAGTACTATTAAAAGCTTTATTGTAAAGCATAAAAGCAGTTTCTACATCAGTAGCATCATCGTTAAACAAAATAGATTGTTTTGATTGTCCTTTTGTTCTAGCTTCATAAGCATTATAAAGATTAACTTTAAGACATCCAAATATACCACTATCAACAGAATTAAGTTGTAACCAAGCAACTTTTTGAGCAGGACTTAGTTTGCTAAATTTATCTACTTCTTCTTTAGTAGGTTCAGCTATATTTTTACATTTAAATGGAATGTTTTGATTTCTATTATAACCAAATATTCTAATGCGTTCATCTGCTTCAGTAGTATCACTATCTACAACTTGTCTCCACTGACCATCAATTAAATCCATTGTAGTAGGAAGTTTCATAAAGTCAGTATCATTATAAGTAGCATTAAGAATATATTGTTTAAAATCTTTATATTCTTTTTCAGTAATATGTCTATCGAAACTAAATTTATCTTCAAGACTAAATACTATGTTTTTAAACCAATCAGTTTCAGTTTCAAAAAGCATACTATTTATCTTAGTACTAGTAGCAGTAGAATACTTTAAAAAAGCAGCAAGAGACTTATAAGAAGAATTACTAATGTCAGATTTGATAAAATTATCTACATCAACATAAGGAACACCTGTTACTTGATTTATACTAATAATACCGGGATAAATACTTTCAAGCATACTCATATCATCTTTCAAAAGTATTGGATGCTTACCTCTGTCAGTTTGAATCAATTCATTAATATCATCAAAAACTTTATTTGTTTGAAACAATGTTTGTTTAGCACCAAATCTATCAGGATTACATACTCTAGCAAGACTGCCTATATGTTGAGCTAATTTATTAATATGATTATAAGCTAAAAGAACTCTCATGTCAAACAATCCCTCTACGGGGGAGCTATAACCCTTAGTATTTTTATTAATTCTATTATAAAGTTGACTATAATCTAACCATAGAGGGTTTTTATTAACATCAAATTTAGTATCAAATTGAGTATTTACTTTTTCTAATACAGAACCTAAACTATCTTCTTGTGTAATATCTAATCCCATGTCTATAGCAACAGACTTAATTGCTTCTTCAATAGGTTTATTACTATCTTCTGAATAAATAGACTTATTAGCATTATAAGCATCAACTATTCTACGTATAGCAGGTTGCATGATAAATGCAATAGCAGTATCATAATCAATACCAATATCAGGAAGAGTTTTATATACAGCAAAAGTAAAATCATTTACGTTTGGTATAGCACCTTCTTTCACAGCATCAAGAATATGAGCAGTTGTTTGAGAACTATAAGCGGTAAGAATTTTACCTGTTATGTTTTTATTATCATAAGTATAACCTATAGTTGTATGAGTTATTCTAACTCTATGATTACCCAAGTCTTCAACATTATCAGCTCCAAAACGTTTTTTATATGTTTCTAAATCATTTTCATTATTATAATTATAAACAACATTAACGGCATACTCTTTATTGATAGTTGGTTTAACCTTGTTACATACTGAGTTGAATGTATCACGAGTTACACTAAAAGCTTTAAGTTTAGCACCAGACATAACATCTTCTTGATAAGCAGCTTGGTCCATAAAGTCATAAGGACTTCTGTTATCACGAACAGTCTTAATTGGAGAATTAGCAATAAGTTTATTTCTAGCTTCAATTATATCGTCAAAGTTAGAACGAGAAAGATTCTCTTCTAGAGAAGAATCATCTTTAAGTATCTTTTTAAAATCATCAAGAATACGATTATTTCTAGCTCTACGAGAATTAATTTTAGAAGCATCAGAATTAATAAATTCTTTGAAAGATATTAGACCAAGTTTTTTAGCTCTAGCTTCAAAATCATTAAGTCTTTTCTGTTGAACTTCTTTAATAGCGTTAGACTTCATTTGACGCATATACTTTCCATAGTTTTCAATACTATCACTCATAGCGTCATGAACTTCTAGAAAGTTTTCATCAGCTTCATCTAAAGTTGATTTGTTTGTTCTAACATAATCAGCAACAAACTTTATCTGTTTAATATAATCTTCTCTAGTAAGTTTACCATTTTCTTGTCTAGTAACTGTTTGATTAAAAGCAATATTAGCATCTTTAACTAATTGTTTGCTTTCATCAGATAGAGCATCATAAGCTTCTTGTTCCTCTTCAGATAACTCTGCTCTACTTTTATCATCAGCTTCTTTTATATAATTAAGAGCTTCCTCAAATTGTTTTTTAGCACCTTTAGGAAGACGTTCTGTTTTTTCAACTCCTCTATTAACATAATCAAAATAATCGAATACATCAGGATTTTCAACATAATCAATCTTCTGAATATGTTTGTTTCTATCAAGTCTACTTTCATATTGAATACCATAAACAGAATCAATATCAAAGTCAGAACCCGTTTGAGAAACCCAATCGTTAGGAACAACAATAGTAGAACCACAACCATCATCTATAAATCCTACTACTTTCATAACACAAACAGATTGCTTACCTTCAGTAGGAATACGATAACCTATGATTTCATCAAGTTTAGCTTCTTGAAGTTGTTTAAGAAGTTCTTCATCAGAATGAATATAATTTCCATCGTCATCTTTAGCAAAATTAAAATTAGCTTTAGGAAGCATAATCTCAATATAACGTTCTCCTTCAGGATGGTCTTCAGTTACAGGATGATAACAAAGTTCTTTAGAATAAGAAACTTCTTCTTTACCTGCCATCTTTTTGAATCCTACATTAGTAATCTGAGCTGCATGAAAACCTGGAAGAATTTGTCTAGTAATACCTCTATTAAATATTGATTGAGCAATACTTTCTAGTTTACTCATAGTATTAGAAAGTATAGCAGGCATTTCAGCATTAGGTCTTTTAGTAATATTATTTATAGCTTGATTTTTAACAAGAGTTACATAATCAATCATATTACTATCAAGACCTAATCTCATACATTCTTCTCTAAGTTTATTAAAGAATACTTGATAATTAAGACCACTTATATTACCATCAGAATCAAGTTTAATATTACCGTTTTTATCAAGAGGAATATTTATTTCTCTACATATATCTTCAAAGCTCTCATAAATATTAGCTTCATAATTATTAAAGAAATCATCACGAGTTGCAGCTAATGGAGTACCATCAACAATATTATCAATCATCTTTTTAAGAATCTGAATACCAGCTTTATTTTCAGCATCAAGATGTTGAGGAGTTTCTTGCTGAGTATAAAGATGATTATAATCATATTCTTCTATATAATCTTTAGCGTGAGCATTAAAGTCATCAATATTCTTCTGAGTAAGTTCACCTGTTTTTTCATCAAACAAACTAAGAACTCTTGCTTTACCTGCTTTAGAAGTTTCTTCAGTATTTAATTGGTCAATACCGTTTTCTTTCATCATATTGTAAACTTGTTCAAGTTGAGTACCTTTTATAAATTGAGGAACAAGAACAAACTCAGCATTTTTAATTTGACGAGGAGCAAACGTATTTGTATTCTTATCAAAATACATATCATAATAGAAGTTCTTTTGAACTTGAACAAAGTTATCTAATTCTTTAGCAGAAAGTCTTTCTCCATTCATTATCTTTTTAATAAGAGGAAGATGGTCTCTAAGTTGACCTCTACCTGCAACACGTCTAATCCATTCTTCAAATGTAATATATGATTGAGCGTCATTGATTGTAGTTCTACTAAATCCACTCATAAGCTTTCTTGCAAAACTAACATCAAGATGAGCGTTTTTAACAAGGTCATGAACAAGACTTCCATCTTTATCTGTCAACTTATTAGTTGTATCTTCTGTATCAATCTTACATTCTTCAGATGTTGCTACAGTATTTTTAATAGTAACACCATTAAATTTAGTCATTTGTTTAACATTAAGACCTAAATCAGTAAGATATTTTTGAACATCAGGATTATTAAGATAAGCTCCTTCTACAAGTTTACTATCTTCTCTATAATCTTGACTATAATCAGCAAAACCATAAGGAACACCTGAAGCCTGACTTTCTTTAGCACGTTTAAGGAAAGTTTGAGTATCTTTATAAAACTTAGCATCACCTTCAAAAATATCATTAAAATTATAATAAGCAAGTCTATAATTAAGAGCAAAGTCATATATATTTTCATCACTATTCATAAGACCAGCAATATCAAGATTTTTAAATTGTTCAAATCTTTCTACTTGTTGATTAAGATAATGATTTATAAATTCATTAAGTTTCTCATTAAGTTTGGCTTCTTGAGTATCTGTAAGATTAACAGTTATATGACCTAGATTGTCAGTAGTATAGTGAATAAATGATTCATTAGCACCCCCGTAGAAGAAGTCTATTGTTTCATCTATTATATCTTGACCGTAATTATGAATAGTTCCATCAGGGTCTGTAATACTAAATTTATCATCTGTAAATAATCTTCCTGTAAAATGCCAAGCACCTTTAGAATCTTTCTCTATAAAATGTTTATGTCCTTTACCAACATGATAAACAGCATAAGCTTTTCTTGCAGATTCTTCATCAAGTCCCCAACCTTCTCTAAATTTAGGGTCTCCTGTTTTAACACCTTCAGGTTTAACTTCATTTTCAGTCCATAATATTATCTTACCTTCATCATCTGTTTGAAACCAAGTATTTATAGCATTAGCCATATCAGTAAGTTCTTGAACAAAAACATTACGATATTGAGCGTATAGAGGATGATTTATATTAAGTTTACGTTTAATTTCTACACCATTAATATTACCTTCTTTATAGGCTTTTCTTAATATAGCAGATTTAATAGAAGAAGTAATATTGATTGAATTTATATCTCCAACAATACTAGCAGTAGCATTGTCTATATAAGTTCTACCATAACTATCAAATTTAAGTTTACCTCTTATCATATATCTAGTTTCATTATTAGCTTCATCTTTATATGAATATCCTACTGAAACTACATCTCCTTCTTTAATATTATAACCTTCTAGAATATTATTAGGATAAACACGTCTATTTCTAATTCTATTAGATTGTAAATCACTAATCATTCTGTTATAATCTTTCTTAGAAGAAATATCAGTAAATTGACTAAGTTGTTCTTTACTATAATTATTTTCAATTTTAGAAAGTTTACTTAGTTCTTTATTAACTTCATTAGAAACTTCAGAAGCATTTTCTACAGTAAGAAGTTTTCCATATTTAGAATCATTATAATTATATCTAGCACTACGAACTATAAAGTTTTTAGGAGCATCAGAAGGAATACGCATAAAATATTGAGCAAAAGGAAGTTTTTCTTCAGCTCCTGAATAATCTTTCTCACAATTAAAATAATTAGCAAATGCAGTATAAACATAATCGCCTTGAGACATACCTGAATAAAGAACATTCTCTTCAGTGTTAGGATTACCTGCTCCATTAAACAGAGAAATAGATATTAGTTGACTAGCATAAGTTGTAGGAACATACTTACCATTTTCATTGCGGAAAAGACCATAATTAATTATATTATTCTTATTATCACGTTTTTCAACAAGAATATTACTAAGATTGTATTGATTACCTTGAAATTTATAATCACCCCAATTCTGAAGGTCTTTATTTATTTTTCCTTCATAATTACTACTATTAAGAACATTCATTAATTCAGTAATCAAAGAACTATTAATTATATCAGAACTTTGATTACCAACAGCGTTTTTAGAATTAAATTCTAATCTTGTAGTAGAATAAGATGCTATAGCATTAGCTAAATATATTGTTTGATTTATAGCTTTAGTAGATATAACATCCTCAAAAGGTAAAGGATTATTAGTTTCATTCTTTCTATTATCTTCTTCTACTCTATCATTTTCAGCTTTATTATTTTGAGATTCAATAGCTCCTTTAACAGTATCTTCAAGTATAAGTTTGATAACTCTCATGTTATCAACTACATTTGTTTGATTATTGATTTTATTAACTCGAATATAATTTTCAATAGCTGTTTTATCCATAGAAGGATAATAATATTTTAATTGAGTTGTAAGTTTTTCAATTATTTCATTATATGTAGCTTGAGAAATAAGACTATTCTTATCTCTTCTAGTTAACCTATTATATTTATCAATAAGTTTATCTACTTCATTAATAGTGTTTGATACTTCAGATGTTTCAACAGTAAATGTAGTATGTTTAATATCATTTTGAAAATCAAATCTAATAGTTTGAATCCTGTTACTTTTTTTATTAGATTGAATAGGAGCAACATTACCTTCAACATCTATTCTAGTTTCAGTTTTAGGCATTATTGTTTTAACAAAATCACGTCTAAATTTAATAGCAATATCTCTATTTTTATCAAGCATTTCAGCAAGAATATTCAAACCTCTAAGTTCAGAGTTTTTATTAGCTATATCTTTAATAGATTGTATAAATGAATCTAGATTTGTTCTATCAACACCACTAATTAAAGATGTACTAACTAGTTTAGAGTCTATAAAATCAATACTTCCAAAAGGATTACTTCTATCATATTGAGGTTTACTTTTACTATCTTGTTCTATAGATATTACTTTAGGTATAGTAGCAAGTATTGATTTAACATCTAAATCGTAAGATTTCATAAAATTACTACTCATTCCACTATTATCGTCCCATCTAGAAGTAGTTCCATCTACATCATATTCTTTCATTAAATCATCAACATCTTCATCACCAACTTCTCCATTAACTATTTCTTCTAAACCTGAATCATAATTAATGTCTTCATCTAAAACAGATTTACTATCAAATCTAAGTTCTCCAAGCCTAGAATCAGTATTAATAACTTTATTGAAGAATTTTATTTTATTAGTAGCCATTTCTCTATAAAGAGCAAATGTATTTCTAATAGAATCATCAGATTCTGAAAGTTCTTTAGCTATTTTATTAAGATGTCTACCATCCATAGGTTTAAGTTCTTCAAATATAGCATCTTTATTAACTTTTGTAACTTCCAAACCTCTAACTTCACAAATTATTCCAGCTAGAACTTTACGTGTCATATTGATACATCTATCTGCATAATAGTTCAATCTATCTTCTTTATGTTCAGAAAGTTTACCTTTAATTAAATCAGATTGATAAAATGAAAGAAATTTATTAGCAGCAAATCTAGTACTAAATATTTTAGCATCAGTATTAACATAACCGTAAGCTGTAACTTCTTTATCATATTCTTTATCAACAGATTGATAATTAACATCAAAATGTTCAGAATTATAATAATCAAGCATAACTTTAGCTTCATCTTTTGGTGTAAGATTTTTATCTGAATATTGAACAATATTAGCTAAATATTCTTCAAACTTACTAGTATATCCACTTTCACTATTACCATCATAGATAAGACTAGCTATAGCAACAAACTTACCATAATCATTAGATAGTTTCTTTTTGAGAGCCGTGCCACTCTCGGTTTCTGCAAACTTAGCAGCAATTAAATTACAATCGTTCATATTAGTTTATTATTAAATTAAACATTAGGTCTAAGACCATCATTTATATTAATTTCTATTTATTTGACTTAAAATAAAGCCATCTGAACAATTCAAATAGCTTTGCTGATTAATCTATCGACAAACTATTTCTAATTCACCTGAAGCAATCCTAGACGTTGCTATGGCTCTTTCCTGTAGCGGAACGTCCTCCAAAGCAGCTGTTAATGACGGATATTCTCTGATTACACTAAACATGTCTTCATCATCATCTTCAATAGATTTTTTATTATATGTATTCAAATCATTATAATTATCGTCATCATCATCTTCATCTTCTTCAGAAACTTGAACAGATTGTTCTTCTGTTTCTGTAGTTTCATTCTCTGTTTCAGTTGTAGATTGCTCATTAGTTGAATCACCTTCTACGGGGGTATTAGTTGTAGAAGTTGTACTATTAGAACTATTTGAAGTAGTATCAGTTTTAGCTTTCTTAAATACTTCTCCAAGTATATTAAATTCTTTAGCTCTAAGACTATTATCAGCAATGTCAAAGTTAAACAATTTAGATATAAATTGCATTATTCTTTGCCATAAAGTTTTAGCTTTTCCAACTTCTTCACCTTCAACTTTAACGTGATTCATATAAGATGCTAAAGCTGAACTAGTTAGAGATTCAACTACAAACTCTTCAAGTTTAATTTCAGAATCAGATATATCAGAATATCTTAAATCAGTGAGAAACTTTTTTAGTTCATCAGCTGTTTTATTATTAAGATTATAACCTCTTCTTTCATTAACAGCAGCTAAATTACCTGACTCTATATCAACTAAATCAAGTTCACTTTCTCTAAAAAAATCATCATAAACAGATTGAAGATTTCTTTTTATCTTTTTACCTTGATTAGTAGAAAGCTTAGTATGAAGTCTTTCGTGAATTAATATTCTAGCAGCTCTATTTCCACCACCTTTATTGGCATCAGTAGCAATATCTATAAATTCATCACCTATTATAATTTCATGACTTTTACCTTTATTTATAGCTACAGCTTCTTCATTTGATTCTTTAAGAGCTTTATCATCATAAGTTACTTTAGCAGGAAATACTTCATTAAGAAGAACACTCTTTTTATTCTTTTCAATAATATCAGCAACTTCTTTAGTTACTAGAGATTTAACTATATCAAGACCTTGAGTTTCACTATCAGATTTAGTAATATCTTGAACAAGCTTTTTTGTAGATTCAAATCTAGAGGATTTATTAGAAGGTTGATTATACTCTTCTACGGGGGTGCTAGTTTCATTAGTATCAACTCTATTACTTAAAGCAGTTATACCAAAACCTGCATTAAATTGTTTTCTAATACCTTTATCTCTATAATTACTACTATTTTCTTGGTCAAGATTAACTCTTACTAAATTATTACTTATGATAAAATCATTATAACTTTCAGCGTTAGTATGAAAACCAGGAATATTTTTATAAGCAGGTATATCAATACTAAATTTACCTTTTTCAACATTAATAAAACTATTATGAATAAGAATATTAGAATTATTATCACTTTCAATAAGAGTTCTATTTATATTAAATCTAATATTATCTTTAATTATTTGTCTAAGTTTATCACCTACTTCGTTAAATTTATAATTAACTGCTTTACCACCTTGTTTTTCAACAAATGGAATTAAATCAGGAATTGGAGTTCCATTAGTTCCTTTCCTATAAAATGTAAATCCCACTTTATATCCATAGTTAATATAATAAGTTCCACTATTATCTTGACCAAATGTGATGCCATTAAACAAGCCTTGGTTGCTTACATTAAAAGCAGTGTTTATAAAGTTTCTAAGTTCATTCCAATCTTCAGGAGATTGAACATTTTCTATTTTAGCAACAAGTTGTTCAACAACAGTATCTACAAGTTTGTCAAACATTTGACTTCTTGGAATAGAAACTTCTTTTCCTTTTCTAATATAACTTCCTTGAGCATAATGCAATGGGAAAGCTTGAATATAATCAATAGTTCCATTTTGATTTTCTATAGTCATATAAGTTTGACCATTTTTAGAACTATAACTACTTGTAGAGCTACGACCACTCGATATAACACTTCCACCACCAGTTCCAACACTTATTCTAGCAGAAACATTAGGAGATAAAGCTGATTGAATCGGAATTGCAACTTTTTCTGTAGCATAAACATTTCCTTCAGAATCAGTTTCATTTCTATCAGTAGCTCTAATTATTTCTCCACTATTTATAGTATTTATTAGATAAGTAATATCAGGTTTGTTTACTAAATCAAGAACTTGATTACATTGACTTCTGAGTTTATCATACCATTCATCAAAACTACTAGAAACAACATCACCATCTTTAGCTAAATCTGCGTTATATTGCCAAAGTTTACCAAGACCTTCTAAAGCACGTTTATAAGTAATACGATTGTTATCTACAGATAAATAACCTTCTCTAATGGCTTCTTTAATTAGAGGATGATTTTGAAAAGCTTTAACATCATCTTTAGTTATTTCTTCAAAAGCAGCTTTATATATTATATTATTTAATGATTCAAATTCAGGAGTATCTTTATTAGCTATAGATTTAAGCCAATCTTTAAAATCACCATCATTATTTTCATCACTTTTAGAAATAACATAATTCCATCCATCACGATTAATTTTCCAACGACCATGAACATCCATATCAGGCATACCAATATAACCTACAGTTATACCATTATGTTTAGCTAACAAAACTTTAGTATTTTTACCAGGTTTTTGACTAAGTTCAAAAGTTATTTCATCATTAAGCTTAAGATTCTTTAGTTCATCTTCTGAGTGTTTAATATCATTAGGGTCTGAAATTATTTCACCAAGATTTGTATCAATACTTCTAGTAATATCTTCTCCAGCAGTATTTATAGGTTTTATAAAAGATTTATTTGCTCTAGCAAGAAAATCTATTCTACCAAGTTCAGAATCATCTATAAGTACTATATCGTTTTTAGCACTATCTGAAGTCAAATATGCTTTTACAGCATCAAATATGAAATTATTATATTCACCATTACTAGGTATAACTTTTTCTGCCCAACGAAGAACATCTTCAAGTTTAACATAATATTTATTATTAACAGGTTTAATTTGAGAATTATCAGCATATTCTCTAACAAGATTATTAACTGATTCTGCAAAATTAGCACCTATTTGAAAAACACCATTTACTACAGTACTACTAGAACTAATAATAACATCAGCAACAGCAGAAGCTTTAGAATCATTACTTTTAAGTTTACGTTTAAACGGAACTAATACAAATTGAACAGCGTTTTTAATAACATCTTCATCATAATTAGTTTTAGACATAGCATCTTTAAGAACTTGTTCTAGTTCTTCTATAGTAATATTTCTATTAGCTTTAACTGCATTTATAGCAGTACTTATTAATCCTTGTCTAATAGCAGCAATATCCTCAGCATCTTTTGGAATAGATAAATCTACTACAGGTTTAGATTTTTGTTCAGTTGGAGAACTAGCAGGAGTTGAAGGAGTTGGAGTAGCTTGAGGTTGTAGCCCCCCCGTAGAAGAGGTTTGTTTATTGTCTTCTTCTTGACCTTCATTTTGTTTAGTTTCTTCTTCTGCTTGTTGAGCTTGAGTGGTATCTTGGTCATCTTTACTACCAGGAACTGCAACTTCACCTTTAGATATTACTTCAAATGTACCATCATCAGCTAATTGTATTATAGGTAGTTTTGTTACTTTAGAACCATCTTGTAATATGTTTTCAACACCATCATATAAATCATCAGTTATTACTTTAGGGGAATTAGGTTGAAGAGTATATCTGTTGGTTGTTGTAGCTATTTTCTCAACTTTAAAACTAACATCACTATCAACATTGCTAACTTTACCTTTAACAAAGTCTATTGATATTGGTTTTGACATATCAATTTTTGACTTATTCTGTGTAGGTTTTTGCTTCTGTTGATTGGTCTGTGACTCTGTCTTAGGCTCTGTGCCAGCTTGTTTTGTTGCTTGTGGTGAATTATTCGTCTCAGCACTTTTAGGCGATTCTGTGGCTTCCTGTGGCTTCTCTCCTGTTGGTTGTTCACCTTTACTTTCATCAGAAGTTTCAGCTTCTTCAGCAGCTTCATCTTCAGATTTATCTTCAGCAGGTTGTTCACTATTAGGATTTTCTTCATTATCTTTAGATTTATTTCTAGCCTCCTCAATACGCTTATTTATATCAAGCATTTCTTGAACTTGAACACCAAGACGATTATTAAGATTGTTAGATAAATCTAATACATCTAAAGCTTCACGAAGACTATTTCTTTCAGCATCAGTTAATTCTGAAGTTACTTCATTAAATCCTTCTGTATCATCATTGTAATAAGCACCTACTGCATTTTTAATAACTCTAGAATCAGTTCTATCATATTTGCTAGCAAGTTCATTAATAGTTTTATAACTATTATCTATAGCTTCTTTTCTAGCATCATTTAAAGTATTGTTTATAAAAGATACTTCTTGATTAAATGTTTTTGTATCTTTAATTATTTGTCCATTAAGATATCTATATTGAAGTTCAGCATTACTTCTACCTACAAGAAGTTTAGTAATACTTCCATTTTTACTTCCAATCTTATCTGCTTCTACAAGTCTTTTATTAAGGATTTTAGCATTTTCAACTCTAGCGTTTATTTGACTTGCTATATTTTCAGTATTTTCAAATTTAGCAAGTCTTTCATCTAGATTATTGTCTTCAGCAAACTTTTTAAGACCTTCAATAATCTCATCATCCTTAATAGTTTCACCTTTTTCATTCTTACCACTTAAAAGATTATCAAATACTTCACCTATAGCTGTACGTTCTCTAAACACTTCACGTTTATCGTTCATAGTATTATTAATCATAACAGCAGTAACTAAACGAAGGTCGTCTTCATTTAGCATTTCTTGATATTCTTTAAGTTGACGATTAATAGTATCTATACCAACTTTAGCACTAATATTGTTTTTAAATTTTGGGTCAGTAAGAAGACGTTTACGTTCAGCATATAGTTCTCCCATAGTATTAGCAATAATACTTTTACTAGCAGCAGCTCTATATTGGTCTGTAGTAAATTCACTACCTAGAATCTTTTGAACTTCTTCATCTTGCATAGATTCTTCAATAAGATTATCAAGCCTAGACATATTATCTTTGATAATCTTTTGTTGATTCTTATATTTAGTATTTGTATCAGCAATACTTTGAAGAAATTCTATAGGAACACGTTCATTATCCTTTCGAGTTAATTGTGCTTTATCGTTTAAATCTATAAGTCTAGCAAGTTCTTCTTGATAAGTATTTATAGTAGATTTCATTCTATCAAGAAGTTCTTGTTGAACTTGTTTAGAATTAGCTTCACTATCCACAACTCCATTATCTACCATTGCTTTACGAACTTCATCAGACTTTATAAATTCTTCTAGGTAATCGTAATTACCTTTATGTGCAGCATTTAAAACAATGTTGTCTATAAAATCATGAGTAGCTTTTTGAGAAGCAGCAATTTGTTCATCAGGAGTTAAAGTTTTATCATTTTCTCCTGTAGCATAAGGATTTTCACCTTTAGCTATTTTATTTTTTCTATCTATAAATAATTTAGTTTGAGTAGCCCAATTATTAATATCGTCTCTACGAGTTTTAATTTCACCTTTTTCACTTAAAGACCAAGGGGAAACTTTTTTACCTTCACCAGTTTTAGAATTAACTTTTTTGTTTTGTCTATCTTCTATAGTTTGTTGGACTCTTCCAAATCCACTACCTAAATGATGAAATACAACTCCTCCTAAAACACCCCAAAAAGCACTATCCCAAAGTTGTCCGCTAGCTATATATTTAGACAGTCTATTATCAAAAGAAGAAGCAGGCTCTTGATTCAAAAGATGTTTACCAACATACATACCTTCTTCTTGAGCTATATAGTTTACAGCTTCTTCAACACCTTCTGATAATTCACCAGCTATAATAACTTTCTCAGAAGTCAATCTTCTACCAATATTCTTAGCTCTTTCTTTCCATTTGTTGACAGCAGCTTCAGCAGCTTTTATTTGTTCAGGAGTTTTATTCATATTAGCAACCTCTTGTTTAGCTTTATTTACAGCACTAGAAAGTTTATAAGAATTTTCTCCTGATTTAAGTCCTTTCCAAAAGTTTCTAAGACCATACATTTGAATAACATCAAAAGTAATGTTAGCAAAGTTTATTTTAAAATCTTCATCAGCAGCTCTTTTAGCAATCTTTTTAGCAACAGCATCTCTATCATTAGGATTATCTACTTCATCAGCTAAATCTTTATTCTTAGTTAAGAAAGCAGCATATTCCTTATCCTTCATTCCCATTAAGGTCTCATAAGCATTATCATAAGTATCTTTTTGAACACCTTGAGCTTCTTGATAATTCTCCATTGTTCTCTGTAAGAGAGCATTAGTAGTATTACTAAAAAATGTACCAAGTCTACTTGATTCGCCAGCAGGTAAATCAACCAAAGCGTCAATACCTTTTTGAAAAGTATTAAGACCTTTTGCTGCTTTACCTATTTCTTCAGCTTCTTGAGCAGCTTTTCTAATTTTATTTATTCCAGCTAAAGATTTAATTCCGTTTCTAGTAACAGTTCCTATTTTACTTAAAGCTGCTGCTTTAGCACCCATAGATAGAAGTTTAGTAATATATGTACTAGGAATTAATAATGTGAGTGAAGATGCAACACTAGGAAGATTGGACATATACCAACCCCAATTAGTTAAACCGCCATGTAAAATATCAACATTAGGGTCTGCATAAATAGGAGCAACTTCTTGGTCAAAATAATCTTTCCATTCTTGAATTTTATCGCTTACAGGATTACTATATTCATCACTACCTATATTAAATATTCCACCTACTATATCAGTACTAGCTTTAAGTATTCCTAAACCTATTTCAGATACAAGAGTTTGAGCCATAGCATTACCATACTTTGTAAGATTTGATTGTGCTTCAGCTCTTTGTGCATCTAAATCATGAATACGATTAGGAGATATACCATATCTAGTATAAGCAGACATATCTCCATAAATTTCATTACTTATACCAGTAGCATTAAAAGCTGTTTGGACAGTTGGTAAATCTGAAGTAGAATTTAAAGGAGTTTTAAAGAAATTATCTGTTTGAATAGTTTTAGGTTCTTTCCTACTACCTTTTTTATATTTAGGATTATCTATAGTATAATTATTACCTTGTTGAAAAATATCATTTACATTCATAACTATTCATTGTTAAGTTTATTAATTATAGATTGAACTAGATACTCATAAGCATTATTGAAATAATCAAAATCATATTTAGTTTGTTCATCTAATTTATCATAAACACTCTTATTTACAGTTCCATCATCGTTATATATATTACCTACTTTAGCTATAGATGGAGCTACACGTTGATAAGCTTCAGGTTCTATTTCTTTCATAGCTTGCATAGCTACTATACTAGCATCTTGCTTAAGATTAACATAATTTCTTTTAGAACCATCAGGATTATACATATTATTTCTTAATTGACTAACAGTATCATCCATTATAAATTGAGCATTAAGATATTTTTGAGCTTCAGTTCTATCTATAACACCTTGGTCACGTCCGTTAAAGTTAAGAGTATATTGGTTAGTTCCTTCTACGGGGGTGATAGTAGCTTTACCATTACTGGCATTTTTATAAGGTATTTCTCTACTATAATTATATTTAGACATTGTAGCAGCTTCTTTAATAGCTTTAACTTGTGTACTATTAGCCCAAGAATCTTCAAGAGAATCACCAATTCTAGGGTCAACAATAAATAATTCAGCATTTTCAGTATCAATACCAAACCAATGTTTAGTATTAGGAATATAAATATGCCAACCAATTTTATCTCCACTTATAGCCTTTTTAATTCTAAGTTGAGCTTTTTCTTCAGTTGACATATTTCTAAGCATAGCTGTTAATTCGTTTTGTTTATCAACATTGTCAAGTTTTACCAAAGCAGCTTCTTTATCATCATTATCTCTATAATAAGTTTCATAATCTTGAAGTTCAAAAGAAGTTAATTGTCTTAGAACTCCATCTACTTCAGCTTTAGCAGTTTTTTCGTCACCTTGAGCTTCAGCTATTGCTTGTTTTTCTGTAATATAAGGAGCGTCAAGTATTTGAACATCTGTTGTAGTATCTTCAGGAATAAGATTTTTTTGAACATCTTCTAGCTTATTTGCAATATCAGCCATTTTAAAAGAATTATATCCAAATTGAAGTGGGTCAAAGTTTTTTTGAACAATAGGTATTGCAGCAGCTTGTGGAGCTTTATCAGTTATTATTTGGTCTCCAATATTTTTAGCTCCTCCAATATAATATCCTATACCATTTCCATCAGAATCATCAAAAGTTACTTTTTGTGCATTACTAAATATTTTAAATTTATCAGCATCTTTCATATCTTTTCTAAAATAGATGTATGTACTTCCATCATTAGCATGTCTAATATTTACACCCATTTTATTTAAAATATCTTCGTCAAGTCCAGATATATGTTTAAATCTATCAAAACCAGTTTCTTTTCTTTCAACATCTTCAGCTAAAAAATCCATACCTAAACCATAACGTTTTATAGTTTTAGGAGAAAATCTTATTGCAGCATATTGACTGCTAGTACCACCTAGATTATTAATCGTATTTTTAAATTCTCTAACATATCTGTTAATATATTGCCCATCTTTATCTTTTCTTAAATCAAGATTGTTTGTTTTAAGACCATATAAAAAACTAACAGCATCTTGTTGGTCAGGAGTAGCTTTATTAATTATAGCCTGATATTTACGACCTTCACTTTCAAGCATACCAACACCTTTTTCAAGATTCTTTCTTTGAATAGGGTCATTACTTGTAAAACCTTTAGCATAAGTAGCTGCACCCAAATAATCATTTCTAGATATTAAATCATTATAATGATTTATATCCATGTATTTAATATCTTGTATCATCGTTTATCTTGTTTAGAATTATTATAAACTCCTGTTATCAATATTGAAGCTTGTCCAACATTACCTCCATTGTTATTAATTTGTTGTCTTGTAACGCCTCCTCTAGTATATCCGTCTGTAGACCTAAATAGCATAGAACCATCACCATAACCATTACCTTGACTTCCGTCATTTCCACTAGAACCATATCCATATCCAGCAACATCAACAGAATTACTTCTAGTGTCTACATTTTTAAATGCTGCATTTACAAGAACATTATCGATGTTTTTAAGCATAGCTTTAAATTCATCAGTTATATTCCCTTTATCATCAGTTATATAATCTAGACCTTCTTGTCTATCTTTTTCTAACTGAGCACGTTCTTCTGCTGTTAGATTCAAAGATGGGTCTTTAAGTTTTCTATCAGCTTCATCATATAGCCATTTATAATCAGCATAATTTTGTTTAGTGTATTGCTTAGCTACTTCATCTTGATTATATAAAGACATGAAATTACTTCTAATTTTTTCAGCAGTAAGTTCACTTACTTGAGTACTACCTCCACGAGTAGTATCGGTACTATTTAAAGTTCCAAATTTACCACTTCCAACACCTGTACTTTCAGCATTAGATACAGCATTTCTTCTTTCAGAAGCTGAACTTTGAACACTAGGAGCTGCATCTCTTATAGCTCTTTCTGCTATTTGAGCAATATCTGCAATACGAACAGGATTATAAGATTGTTTCCATTCAGTTCCTCCAATTATATTACCATTTTCATCATAAGTATCTTGATAATTATATGGATTTTGAGCTTTCCATCTTCTAGCAGTTAATGAAGTTATTTCTCCACTAGCAACTCGTTTATCTATTTCATCTGATTTTTCTTTATAAGCTTTAGATGCTCTAATTCTACCTAAAAGTTCAGGTGAACTAACAGCTTTACCAGCAAGTTCTATAGCAGTATTTAAAGCTCCACTATAATCACCAAACATAGCAGCTTGGTCTATTTGGTCTTTAATATTTTTAGCATATTTGTATTTCCAAGCATCTTCAGATGAATCAAGTTCAACTTGTGCAAGAGCTGCATCTATAGCAGATTTCTTTTCTCTAGCTTCTTTACTTTTTTGGTCTATTTTATCTATAGCTTTAGCATAAGCATCTAGATTCATACGAACTACAGGTCTAGGAGCAACATATCCTAAACCTATAGTATTATATTGATTTTGTTTTGTTTCTTCAGCCATATTATATTTCAATTATATAGTTAAACAAATATTCCTAGTAGCTGTTAAACTACTAGGAACAAATGTACAAATAAATATTATTTTCTTTTAATTAAATAACCTTTTCTATCATAATGTGAAAGGAATTGATTACGCTGTTTCCAATACTCATAATTTTTCATTGCAGTTTCCCATTTACTTCTAGCAGCAGAATAATCTGCATCATTAGAATAATTACTTCTTATAGGAGCAGCACCAGGGTCTTTCATACCTTCTATGTTGTTCATTGCTCTAATAGCATTTATAACTCTTGGACCAAATTGAGTACCAAATGCCATCATACGATAAGGAGTAGCAGCATCACCAGCAGCAATAGTAGCCATAAGAGCATTTTCATCCTCAAATCGTTGACGAGTACTATTGAGGAAGTTATTAGCTGCACCTTGTAAGCCTTGTAGACTTGTAGCCCAAGCATTTGAACGAGCAAGTCTATTAGCATTTTCAGCATCAATACGTTTATTCTGAATCTCAGCAACATTCTGATAATACTGATTTCTAGCAGCAGCATTTCTAGCTCTAACTTGTTGTTCATTCTGAGCAGCAGCATTACGAAGTTCAACTTCTTTATTAGCTTTCTCATCCCAAAGCTTGTTAGTTTCCATCATAGCATCTGCATTAGATTGTTGCATACGTTGAACAGCAGTATTTGCACTAGATGTATTATTAGCTATTATTTTTTGAGCATTAAGACGATTACGTTCTACAGTAGCTCTTTGAGCATCATTATGATAAGTAGTATCAAATGCTACAGGAGTTTCATCCACATAATTAGGAAGCTTATAATCATATTTAAGATTCTTATAAGCATTTGCATTAAAAGCACCTAAAGCAAGACTTCCTGCTAAATCAGTACCGAGACCAATCCAATCACTGCTATTAACACTCATGCCATTACGATTCCACCAATTATTGATAGGAGTTGTATTAGATGAAGTTTTTCCTGTTGAACTAAAATCTACATTTTCCCAACCTTTAGGTGTACTAAAATCCATATTAGGATATAAAGATTCAGGAGTACCAAAATTATTTGGGTTAAAAGATAAACCTTTGGCAACTCTTCTTTGCGCTCTAGTCATACCTCCATCATCAAATTTAACTCTACCTCCACATCTAAAATATCTTTTATATGCAAGTCTTTTATAGTAATTTTTTACACTATCATTGGAATGTATAAGATTATCATAATATTGTTTTTTGGCTGTATCTTTTAAACCTCTTTGATATTGTTTAATACCTTGTTCGTTCCAATACTTTTGAAAGTTTTTATCGTTCCATTCTTTAATACCATCATTATAAACATCTTGTCTATGAGTTTTTTTATTAACATTATATAAGCCTCTTCTGAAGTAATCTACTGCATGATAATAAGGTGAAACATTATTAGGTATATTATTATAATCATTGAGTAAAGCGGCAGAATCAAAAACACCATAATTTCTAAATGTATTAGCATTATGTTGAACTCGTTGTTCTTCTTTATCACCATCAATATAACCTATAGTTCTACCATTTAATGTTTCGTGCGCTGGAATACCAAAAGCATAAGGTAATTGAGATTTGTTATATTTATTAAGTCCTGCGTTATAAGCTATAGAATCTAACATATTAGCTGAAACAGGTCTACCGTTTACAATAACTTCTTTATTTCCATAAGGTGTTGCAAGAGTTAAATTAATTTCTTTATCATTAATAAAACCACTATTATATTTACCTATACGATTAGCTACATTGTTAACCCATACTTCATGTTCTTCACTAGCTGCTTTAGTTGGAGAAACATTACCACGTATTCTTTTTGGAGAATAATACAAATTATTTCCTTCTTTATGTTGATTTAATTGTATAGCTTTATTTCCAACATTATAAGATTGAGTTTTTCCTTTAAGTTTTGCCCATTGATTTATGGTAAACTTACTAATACTACCATCACTATTATATTGGACAAATTTATTTGCTGCTTGACTATAATATCCATGACCTTTTTTAAGTTTAGCACCATTAGCATTATACCATGACTTAGTTTCAGGATTATAAGTTGGACCAACTTTTTTAATACCACCGTTCCTAAAAACATTATTATTGTTATCATAATTACGTTTTAGAGCTTCTTGAATAGCAAATATTTTATTCTTATTAGCTCCTGCTTCAACAGCTTGAGCTGGACTAATACCATTAATCATAGGTTGAGCAGAAAATATTCTAAGAGCATTACCTACTCTTTGAGCAACTTCTCCACCTTCAGCTTCTATTTCATTGTTACCAACTTTAATACCTATACCAGTTTGTCCACTTGGATTAACTTGTTCGTGTGAACCCCCCCGTAGAAGAAATGTGTTGTTACTAATCCTTTGTGCAACTCCACCATCAGTTATCTTAATAGGAACTCTCTTTTTACTTCTAGCTTTACCTCCATAACGCATTTCGTCAGTAGTGTTCCTATCTTCATAATTATAGTTACTAAGTAAATTATTAATTGCTTCTTGTCTTCTAGCTTCAGCCTCAGTATCAACATCTGCTTTATATTCATCATAGCTTCTACCTTGAATATCTTCTACTTGGCTATAACCGTTAACAGTATCATTTATAGGTTCAAAATTAAAATTTTGTCTAATGTTATTAGTTCTATTAGCAGAAACTCTAGATTTAGTTCTACCTTTTCTTTGAAGAGTTTGAGCAGCTGCTCTTGTTTTATTCTTATTAGTAGCAACTCTTTGATTATTAGTAGTAGGTTGTGTAGAATTAGCATTTGATTGATTAGCAGTTCTGTTATTTGCAACAGGAGCTTGATTGTTAACTATTTTTGTAGTATCAGTCTGATTGTTATTTTGAACTATAGTAGAATCATTTGGAGTTTGTTTAGCAACTTGAGTTGTATCATTCTTAACCTGTTGAGGTTGAGCTTTAGATTTAGGTTTGTTTACAGGTTTATTAGCAACATTGTTTTTTGTACTAACTGCTGTATTAGTTTTTGGTATATAACTTTTACCAGCTTCATAAGCAGATAATAGAATACCAGTTCCAAGAGCTGAAATAATACCTTGTGTGGCATAAGGATGTTCTTTAGTATAAACTTTTAAAGCATCATTCCATTCTATACCTTTGTTATGTAAAAAACTTCTAACTTTATTTACTTTATTAGAAAGATTTATTGGAGACATTCCTATTTCATCAAATGCTTCTTTACGTAATCGCTTTATTTTATTATTATGTAAAAAACTTCTAACTCTATTTACATGATTGTTATTATAAACCATTGGCATATTTGGTTTATAAATTGCAGGAAGACTTGAAGGATTTATAGGAGAAGTTTCTACTTCATTAAATCCAGCTTTACGCCTTCTATCAAGAAAAGCTCTAATTCTGTTAGCAGAAGGCATACCTTCTAATTTGCCTTCAGAAGAAATATTACCTTTACCTGAAATTCTAATAGGTAATTGTTTTGTTTTATTAAGTGCTTGTTTAAATTTACCTACAACATTTGATACATCTGAAGACTTTCTCAAATTAACTACTCCATTTCCAGCAGGAATAGTAGTATTAGCTTTGTTTAACCTACTAGCAACAGTATTAACTCTTTGAACTGTTGTGGGAACACCTTTCATTGTAGAAAATCCAACAGTAGGAGCTATACCACCTTGAACTTGTGGTACATAATAAGTTTTACCATTATAGTTAACTCTATTATATCGACCAAAAGTTTGAGCAGCCTTACTATTTCTATATTGTTGTGTAGTAAGAGTTCCTTTACGTTTAATTTGAGAAGCTTTATCAGATTTATCTATATAATTAATAACTTTACCTATAGTAGTATTATCTTTTCTATATTGTCTATTTCTAGCATTAACTACTCGTCTACCACTAGCGACTCTAGTATTATCAGATTCATTAACATTACGTTCTAGACGATTAGCAAAATTAGTAAAGTTATATTTACCACCTATAGCAAACATTCTTCTATGGGGGAGCTGTGTAGCTGTACCTCCTCTACGATATTCATAATATTTGTCCTGATTATTATTATAATTCTCAGCTTGATACATATTGTTAATACTATTTGCTATATTATTATCATTAGCTAATTTAGCTTGATTCATAGCAAGTTCTCTTTGTCTGTTATACATTTGTTTTGCTGCTTTAGCTTGAGCGTTAGTTTGAACAAGTCCACTAGCAACATTAAATAAACTACCTATACCTGCTTGAAGTAATCCACCCCAAAAATATTCAGGTCTTGATTGTTTAACTACTTTACGAGACATATATTATTCATTATTAGTTATAAAATTAATACTTTCAAATTTATACTTAACACTATTATCAAATATAAATCTAGCAACAAAATATTTACCATATAAAATAGCAGATTCATCACTAGGTTTATCATAAGCTATAGAATTTCTTATATAATCAAAATTCCATTTACCTTTATCCCAATATGGATATTTGTAAGCTTTAGGATTTAAAGAAATACCATTATATTTTTTATCATCATGAGTTTCAATATCAAGTATACCTGTATTGTTTTCCTCATTATAAACTTTAAACTTATAACCACTATATCTTCTATTAAGACTTTCTTCTGCTTTATTAATTAAATCAAAGTTAGAATTAATAGTATTAACAATATAGCTTATTGATGTTAAAATTTTAGGTATTTCATAATTATCATTGTTTATAATATCAAAATAAGAATAAGGTTTACTATTAACTTTAACAACTTTATCTGAATCAAGTTTTTCAATTATAGTTCCTGTAGAAGTAATATAATCTTTACTATAAAAGTATGATACTATTTTACTATAATTGTTTTCATAATCTACAGTCATAGCTTCGATATAATCATTGCTTTTAAGCTTTATGCTTTCTCCATTATATTCAACTCCTAAATTAGTAGGAATAATAAAATGAGAATTTATTATATATCTTATAGTATTGGTTGTAGATTGAAATATAGTAACATTACCATCTTCATCTACTTTCAATTCAGGAGGAGTAACATAAGGTTTTATATATAAAGCATAAACAGTTTTACTTTCATAAATATTAGCACCATCTTTATAAATAATTCTACATTTAACAGTTCTAAAGTTTTCATTTTTTATACCATTTGTAGTTATCCACACACCATTATCATTTATTTGTATTTGAGAATCACCTACAGTATTAGGATTATTAACTCTTATATAATTATCAACTGTAATAGTTGGAGAATAAAGCTTCTTAAATACATAAACTGTTACTTTAGTATATTCTTGTCTAGATTCATTATAACCTACAATTCTAATAACATTTCCAAATTTAGGTTTTAATGTATCTCCACTATTTATAAGAGTACTATTTATAGTAGGAGTACTACCATTAGTAGTCATATACATTTTATAAGAACCATTAGATGTTACTACAACTTCTTCTTTATCTTCATTATAATCTACAGATGGAGCTGTATAAGTAATTATATCTAAAGATGTAATTATAGTTTCTTTTTTAAAGTATTCATTATCTACATAACTATTGTTAGTGTAATTTCTTATACCAATACTTCTTATAACTTTTATTTTGCTCCAACGATTATCATCTAGTTTAGCAGGTAACGTTCTAACACCAAGTTGATAATCACTATTATCATATAAATAAGCTTTATCAGTATAATAATTTAACCACTCAGGAAGTACAGGAACATTATTTGCTTTAAGAATATCATTGCCTGCATCATATTCTAGTATTGGAGATTCAAAATCTATATTGCCAACTTCAAGTTTTTCTATAATAGAATAACTTACTTCATCAGTATTATAGTAAAGTAGAATATCATTACTAACAAGCTTTATAGGAGAAACATAATCTTTATATTCAGAAGTATTAACAGAGTATTTTACTTTATAATTATGAACATCAAGCTTGTTATTAGGGTCTAGTTTAACATATATTTCATTAGGTTTGTCAGAAGCTATAAAACTTATTACAGGTTTAATAGCACCTCGTTTATCAGAAATCTCTGTAGTCCAATAATACTTTTTAAAAGTTCCGTTATCAGTAGTAACACTATAAGCTATACGATATTTTTTAGCTTTAACTATTACAGCATTAACATCTTTGCTTATATTGGATTTAGTTTCTTGTTCATTTATACCTACATTATCTTCTGTAGTATAACTATAAACGCCAACTTCATTGTTTTTAAACTTAAAATCTATATTTAAAGGAGATAGAGTTATAACAGGAAGTTCCATATTATAAATCCCATCACCTATTGTGAATTCACTTACACTAGATTTGTAATCACCATATATTACTACAGCTTTAGCAACACAGTTTTGCAATGTTATGAAACGACCATTACTTATATTATGAGTGTATATACAATATTCATAATTATCTTTTGAAGGTTCAGTTCCATCAAAAGTTATATAAATAGAACCTTGTGTAATAATTCCATTATAATTAGGTTCATTTACAACTAAATTTATAGTTTCATAAGTATCAGTACCTTTTTCTCCTACATTGTTAATATCAGACACACTTATATTATAATCTTTATTTTCAAAAGGAGTAAATATAAATGTTTCATCATCTAGCTCAATAGATTTAGTATCAGAGTTATAAGCACCTGTTTTGAATTTAATAACAGGTTTTGTATAAAGTACTATATCTTTATTTATACCATTTAACGTATAAATAGTATTTGCTTTATCTGTAGCAAATATACAAAGGGATGTTTCTGTAGGCTCAGTTCCATCTATAGTATAAAATAGTTTCCAAACATTTGAACTAGATTGAGTATAAGATGAAAGTAGCAATACTCTAACAACACCTTCGTTGTCACAAAATATATTATAATCAAATCTCTTAGTCATATATATCAAAATATTTATCATTAGTATTAGCTAGATTGAAATAATCACAACTAGCATTATCAAATTCATAAATACGCCTTCTATCTTTATTTCTATCAAAGAGATAACTATTATTGAAAGTTTTATAATTATCTGTGAAAGTATAATCATGAAGACTAATATAACTATTTGTATAGAAGCTATAACTCAATGTTATAGTTTGACCATCTTTAAGATATATACATATAATAAGTCTATTATACTTATAATCTTCAGCAAACCTAACTGTTTCTATATCTAGAACTTTTAAGAAATTAATTATATCTTTAGATAAAATATCTATTTTACCATCAACAAACATAAATATATATTTGTTTACACTATCATACCATATATACCCATTTTTAGATATAATACTTTCTTTGTTATTTCTAAGACCACCAAAACCTTCATTAGAAGGAAGAAGTTCTTTATAATCAATATCAAATGTATCAGGAATACTAAGTTGACTTCTACTTGTTAATTGAGGAGTTCTATCAAATACAAATAAAGAATATTCTGTATGGACTAGTAGATACAAACCTATACCTATAACATTAGTTATCTCACCTTTATTTTCTTTAATTATCTTATAATTATCAACTTCAAAGTTTCTAAAATTATTATCTAGAGATTCATCTGAAATTACATCACTTCTACGAATAGTTTTAGTAAACGTATCTTCATACTTATCGTTATAATTAGTAAAAGTTTTATTAGGTTTAGCTTTATAAGCTTCTTTTATTTCTAGAAAGCTTTTAAGTTTATCAGGACTAATAATGCTATTATATTTAACTCCAAGAGATTTACCTTCAGATGTTGAAAAAGTTGTAGCACCTTTAGCAAAATCATTAAGAATAGAAGCACAATTATAAGGAACTAAAGCATAATTAAAATCAGTATTAGAACCTAATACATAATAAGTAATATTACCATCTTCTGAAGTAACATTATTTACTGTAGGATTTATAATTATATCTTTATTATAATAAATAATCCTTTCTCTATTAAGAAAAGCAGGATGATACCTATAATTGTTTTTATTATAAACTTTAGTGTCATAAATATTTGGAGTTAGACGATATAGAGTTTTAACAGATTTATTATATAAAACTGTATTACTATTAGTCATATATTTTCTACCAATATCATGATTAATATCTCCAATACTCTCAATATGTTTTTCTATTGTAGCTTTATCAATCAACTCATAACTAATAGGAGTAGACTTACCACTAGTATCTAAAATTTGATTACCTGATAGATTAAGTTCATTGTATAGACAATCAGTATTTGTAAAACAAGTATGTTTCTCAGTATCAGTACCAAACTTCTTATAACATATTATAGGTATTGATTCAACTTCAACATCTTCATAACTTAAAAAATATCCAACATAACCATTAGGAATATTTTCTATTTTAGATGTTATATTTATCAAATCAAGACCGTTATGTTTTCTATAAATATATCCAACTCTAAAACCATTTGTAGCACTACCATCTTTTCTAAGATAATGAATAAATATATTATAATGCTGATATGGAATAAAAGTTCTATTATTATTTGTCTTAATTATATTACTATAATAAGTTTTAGATTCATTATAAGTAACAGTAGAAGATATTGGTTCACCACCATAAAAAGCAGGATAACTTAAAGTAAATTCAGATAGACCAACATAACTATAGAAAACTTCTCCTGTAGGTTGTTTATTTTTATAATAATAAACTGATTCGATACCTATAGCTAATGCACAATCTTTTACTTCACCATTAAAAGGATATTCTGTACCATCAGCAGTTATCAAATAAAGACAATTATTATCTACTTTAACTTTATAAGGATAATTTTCTCCTTTAGTCCATATAAATTGACTTTTCTTTTTATTATAAGAACCTATTTGAATACTAAAAGTATTTATACAATAAGCAGCGTGTTGATTATCGTTCTTATCATATCCAAAATCAATCTTATCTTTATCAGTAACTTTTAATACAGCAGTAGTACCATCAGGTCTTACAACTCCTACTCTAAGTTTACTTATAAGATTATTATTGATAAAAGCAACGGGATTCTTCAAATAAACAACATTATTAATTGTTTCAACATCAACATTGGTTAATCCTGAATCACAATTCATAGTTTCAAATTGAGCTTGATAAATAGACTTTGTAACAATACTTTGAGTATTCTCATAACTATGGGTATTACAATCTATTTTTATGTTGTTATTGTTACCTATTTCTTCATTATTATATTCTTCATAATTAGCTATATATAGTCTATTATTATAATTAACTATATTTCTAACATTATAATATTGAGAAGGAGAACGAAGTAAATCATCAATAGAAATTTCTTCAGTATAAGTATTATTATTTACATCAACTTTATTAATGTTAGCATCAAACTTGTTAAATATTCTACCTCTAACATTATTATCATGTTTAACAATATAACCTATTCTAAATGGAACATTGACATTAGATATATTAAGTTCTATATTGCAATTAGAATAAGAATTGCTATTAACATCAAAGTTTTTAAAATAACTAATATTCTTTTCTGCATCAGTATCTGGACCACCTATGTCATTATATTTATCACCAAAGTTAAGTTTATAAATCTTATCATTAATAAGAAAAGAATGAATAGGTTTATCTTTACTAGATTGAGTATATATTAATATATCATCAGTAATTTGAAACCACTTAGAATAATTATTATCATCAACTGCAAACTGAATAAAGAATGTATAAGAACCACATAATAGACTTCCACTCGTTTCTATATCATAATCAACATTGTATAATGGAATATCAGGTTCTATATTATAATTAGAATAATTATTTTTACTATCTAAATTCCAACATTTAAGTGGAACTTTAGCCTTACTTTTAATATTATTCTTTAAACAATAAGCATCGTATTCAGCAACGGCTATTATAAGTTCATTCTTATAATTATATGTAAAAGTTCCTGTAATAGTTCCACCATTATATTTCCAATCTGTTTCTACATAAGAAATGTCTCCAGTATCTTTACGTCTATAAATTCTAGATATACCTTCTTCATTTTCTACAGGTTGAAAAGTAAATATAACAATTTCATTATTGCAAGGAACAACACCAACCACAAACTCTCCATCATTTTCACATTCAAATGCTACTGAAAATCCATCTTCTCTAGTTATATAAGAATTAGATGTATCCACTACTATATTCTTTGCAGCAACAAGACTGTTACTAGGAATACTATTAGGTGTTTTATTTAAATATAATTTTTTATTTATATTCATATCTTAAACTCCTCTAGGATTAAAAGTAAAGTTATAAAAGAAGTTATTCCAATCACTTTGAGCATCTTTATTTAATTCATTACGAACAGATGCAGCAGCTTTTGGTCGAAGAGTATTCCATTGAATCCAAGGATTAGTCACAGGACTATTATTTTTCAAATCATATACTTGATGTTTACTTCCACGGCTAAGATATTTAAAAAGAATATACCATGATAAAGCTTCAAGAAGAAGACCATTGTCATAAATATATGGAACTTCACAATCATAGTATTCATCATAATATGTTGCAACTTCATAAGATATTACAACGATGTAATCAGTATCAAAGTTTAGTTCTATATTATTACCATCTAGAACATAATTATGATTATTGTTTCTATTTACTATAGAAGCAACTTCCATATAATTAATTCCTGTTTTATTAGTATTATCAATAACAGCAATCTCAGATTCTGTAGCACGTCTATTACTATCAGAACCTAAGTTACAATGACAACTAGAAGAATCTAGTTCAGGAATTTCACAACCATATTTATCATAAACTCTAATTTCTTTTGCGTTATTAATATCACAAGGAAATTGAGCAATCTTATCACTAACTTCCAACTGTCTTTTCTTCTTAACAGAAGGAAGAATCTTCATTTGACTTAGAGCATCAATAGTCCAAGCAGCTACTCTAGGAATCCAATCACTTTCACTTATATTAAAGTCATTGTCTACTTTTGCTACTAGGCGTCCTATGTTTAACTGATTCTTGATTTTCATTTCTAATAAATTTAGTATAAAGAAGTTTATCGGCTTCAAGACAAAGACTAAGCTTAGTCTTGAGGTCTATATTAAGTTTATAAATCTCATTAACGTCACCTCCAGTTTGTTTAAGAAGTTGTTCATTAGTTATACCTGCATATTGAGCTGGTCTATAATTGACCTTTTTAAATTTCAATATATAAGCATTTGGAAGAGTACAATCCAACAAAGGAAGTTCATATATAGCTTCAGGCTTACGAAATATTCTATAATCAACACCATTATAAGGAAGTCCATTAGCTTTAGCCCATTCTTCTTCAGCTTTATTCCAAAGATGAACTCCTTGTTCAATAAGTCTCTTCTTATTAGCTTTAGTCTTAGCATAATCTAGAACATTGCTTTCTCTTTGTCTATAAAGATTACGATTAAAACATATCCAGCCAATACGATTATCATAAACATAACCATAACCTTGAAGAAGATACTCTTGAACTTTAGTATAGAAAGTTTTAATTATATGGAGATATTGCTTATGATTAAGTTTAAGACACTTTTGATAACTAACTTTACATCTATCAATTTCAGCAATTCTTTTCTTTGCTTTAAAATAATTAATAATCTCTAACAGTTTAGCTCTAGTTTCATTATCAATATTCTCATCTCTATATAATATTCCAAGTGTTGTTAATATTCTACCATTAATATATCTATCTTCAACAAACTCAGGATAATCTGCAAGATTAGTCTTAAACTGAGGAAGCCATTCAATAAATTTATCTCTCTTACCTTTGTATTCAGCTTCAAGTTTATCCTTCTCAACAAACATTGTTTGAAGAGCCATTTTAAATGCAAACTGCATACTACTAAAATATTGCTTGGTACTTATAGGTTTTTCCATTGTTTAAAATTTAATATTGTTTGGAACTTCATCTGTTTGACGAACTTGATTTAAAAGGTCTCTCTTATATATAATCTCTTTAATTTGACCAACCATATCTTCAGATAAAACCCATTCATTATCATCAAGAGCTACATCTAATTCATCAGCTTCTCCATTCTCAAGAAGTATTTGATTAGGATGTTCAAAAGCTGATTCAATGACTATAGCTCCTAGAGTTAAAGCTTTATTATTAGGTGCTGGATATAAATAAATATAATCATTGATATAATCATAACTAATAGCTCCACACATACCAGGAAGACTGCCTCTAAATCTAGCAACAGTCTCTTTTATAAATGGAATTTCTCTATTAGTTTTATAACCAACTGTACTAACTCTATCAAATGGAAGATTATTTATAAGCCTAACAGGTCTTTGAACTTTTTGTGCAGTACGTTTAATCTTATCGACAGTTACTCCTTCAGGAAGTTCAATATCTCCATCGTTAACACTAATAAGACTAACTCTATATCTTTGAGTTAGTCCTTTGTCAATATAATTGTGATTCTCATAACTACGTCTAATAACTTCAGCTCTAGTATGAATAATTAAAGATTTTATATTATTACGTAAAGCTTGATTATTAGGTTGACCTAGACTATGAGCAAACTCACTAACAAGTTGTGCAATACTAGCCATTATATAATTAGTTTAAATATTAATACTATCAAAATTAGCTCCCCCGTAGAAGGAATGTATGACATGTTACCTTATTATACCTTACTTGCGAACATCAACATTGTCTACATGAGGAGGATTAAATATATAACAACCATTATTATATCTAGCAACAGTAAATGCTTACCTAAATCAAACTTATCTACCTTTTAAATTATACTTATATTATATCTACTAACCTGACTATAACTTTGATTACTGCCTTCAGTTTAATCCTACAACAACAATAAATCCTATCACCAAAAGTTATCCAAAAATATATTTATTTATTATCTCTATTGTTATCATCATTGTTATCATAAACATCAGACATATTACATATTCAATCACTTGCAAATATAGACTTTTATGACATCAAACCAAAATCCTAATACTCTGATATATACGTCTGTGTGCGCACACAAATCGCTTAATTAGCCTGCTGCTATTTGTTAATCGTCTAACATATAACAAGTTATCAGACAAGCCGATATGCAGTCGAAATTATTATAAACAAAAACTCCTAGCAACAGTAGAACCATTACTAGGAGAAACAATTTATATAAACCAATGAAAAAAGTTTATTGAGGAGTATCAGCTTCCATATAACCTTTAGCTTTCAAATCAGCAAGCAAATCATTAAACTTAGTTACAACTTCTTCTGCTGTAGCAGCTGTTGTAATATTAACAAGCTTAGGTAGTTGGTCTGCTTTTAACTTACCACCAACAAGGTCTGCTTTAGTACTGATATTAGGTATTTCAGTCTTCTTAGCATAAGCATCCAATGATTGGTGAGCTGTAAGATAACCCTTATTATCTATTTCAGTTTTAGTATAATAGTTATCTTTCTCACTAGTCCAAACAGGGTCTGTTTCAGTATATGAAGTTATAAAATTAGCATCATTGGTAAGTTGCGATACTTTGGTTGGAATAGCAGATGTATCAGCTTTTTCATTAATTATTTGCTGAACACTTTTAATATCAGGATTAAGAGTTTCACTATCTCCACTCTTTACTACAAGATTAGTTCCATCATAACCACCGAAACCTTTAAGATAAAGACCATAATTGTCTCTATCCATATCAATACCATTCACTCCATCAAAACCAACACCAAAGATTGATTTAGTATTTGATATATTTTTACCAAGAGATATAGCATAATTTCCACCAGTAGTTGAATAAGCACCTAAAGCTAAAGAAGATTTAAAATTTGCTGTTGCCATATAACCAATAGCTACAGGATTATCACCTTTAACTCTTATACCATCTCCAATAGCAACAGAGTAATAACCTGCTGACGATTTAATATCATTTCCAATAGTTACACATAGAGTATTTGGAAATATATCATTTCCTAATGCTATATAATCACTAGCACCAGAAAATATTGAGTTTCCTATTGCTATAGAATTAGTTGCCGTGTCATCAATTGTTATTTTACTTCCTATTGCAATACCATTATCATTAGATGCTATTGTATTACATCCTATTGCTATAGAAGCATTTCCAATTGCTGATGCTTCATATCCTACAGATGTAGAAAACCTTGAATATGATTCTGTGTTTATGCCTATTGCAATAGAATTATTTTGACTTGCTTTTGAATTATATCCTATTGCAATAGAATTATCTCCTTTTGCTTCTGAATTATATCCTATCGCTGTAGAATAAACTCCTCCAAGCATCCAATTACCTAGAGTATTAGGATAACTAGAATAATATAATTCATGTGTCAAATCTAATAATTCTTCCGTATTAAAACCATTATAAGTACCTATACAGTATGTCTCAATAACTTCTATCCATTTGTTATCAGTTGCATCATATATATATTGAGGAGTTTCATCATCTTCAAGATTGTCATCAACTTCTACATAAGGAAGATTTACAAAAACATTACTTTCTTCAATATTAAGTTGAGTAAGATTATCAACAATACCAGTTTTTTCATTATCAAGATAAAATATGTGAGTTAAATAAAGAGGTTCAGATGTTCTAAAAAAGTCACCACTTCTATCTAGTTCAATTTCTTCACCAAGTTCTGCAATCTTAATACTTTTATTAAGATTTTTATCATATATATACTGTGCTTTATCAGGTATTAAATCTCCTCCACTCAAATCAGCATAAACATATTCTTCGTTATTATTTAATTGTAAAATATTAGATTCTATAACAGGATTTTTATATGGAGCTGCTACTTCACCTGCATCTCCTAATTTAAAACAATAGTTTCGTAAATTATCTAAACGATTATCTACATCTATTATATCAGCTTTAGTATCAAGTTTTGCTTCTATATAACTTAAATCAACTTCAGGTTTAAATTCACCAACTTTCTCCCAAACACCTTCAACATAAAGATATTCAAGATAAACATTATCACCTTGACCATCTTGATTAGGAACAAGATAAATCTTATTAGATTTAATATCAGCAGTAGGAAGTTCTCTAACTATTAAGAACAATGTAGTATCTATATTACCAAGTTGTTCAATAGGAACACTACCATTAGAATCAAGACTAGCAACACCATTAGCTTTACCAACAGTGTCCTTAGTCAGCATACTCTCTACAACTTTAGAAATGTCAGATTTAACTGAATCAAACTCTTCTTTAGTAATAGAACATAAATCACTGAAAGCTTTATAAATAGTATTACGTTTAGCATTACTTATAGCAATACTACTAATAGCTTTTCTAAGGTCAATTTTGTTAATCATAAAAGTTTAATTTAATAGTTTATCAATTTGTTTATAATCCCAACCTAACTTATTAGCAATAGGTTTAAATATCCAACTCCAACTAACAGGTGCTAATATAGCAGAGTTGACTAGAACTTTAATATCAGTTCCAAGAAAATAATAAATAGCAGCTATAACTATTATAGAAAATAGTAGAACTATCCTTTTAATAGGAACAACTACATTACCACCTGCAACTTTAATCATAAAGTTTATTATAAGATAAGTCATAATGTTTACTATAACACAATAAGTAAAATCAAATTGACTTATTAAAGCATTAATTACATTGTTTATAACATCCATAGTTTTATTAAGTTTATATTAATAATAGTTCCAATAGTAATAATAACACTATATCGAATAACATCTTCAATTTCAAATTTAACTAGTCTATAATGTTTCCATTGATAATATTCTCTAGCAATCATTATAACTTCAGCTATAATTCCAATTATAATAGAAGTTATAAGCCAACCTCCAATACCAATATAATCTCTAGTGTTAAGTTTAAATAAATTCATAACATCAATATTAAGTTTATTATAAATAAAAATAGTAGTACTACAAGTATAATGTTGTGTAATACTACTATTCTAATCAATTACTAACCACAAAACATTTTAAGCATTTCTGAGAGCATTTTATTTATTTACCTTTACTCTTTACCATACGGCAAATTTAAAGCTTTCAGAGCTAATCTGTGAACCTCACAGAGGTTAAATTTCAATGATTTCAGGCAATCATAATAAACTTACTACTCTTAGAAAATCACTTAAACTTATACCAATTAATTGGAACTCCTTTACGACAAGTATCAGCATACCAACGATTAAATGCTATACCATCATAACCATCAACATCATCAAGAACATCTTTTATATATTGAGCGAGATAATTTTCGTTAGGAACACTTTTACCTAGATAATCAGCTTTACACATATTAGCTACAAATACTTTATCATAAAGGACATCGTTATCTAGATGTATATTATATGCTCTAAGAATACTATCAACTTGCTCTTCTGTGTATGGAGTAATTTTACCATTATCATCTTCCATTTGACCAACAGCAAAATCACAAAGATGTTTATTAAAATGACGACCGTTATATTTAAGATATTCAATCATATCTTCAGGAAGTTCATCATAAATATCAAGACTATCTTTATACATAACACAATTAGTTTAAAGATTAATACTAGTACCCCCGTAGAAGTATGTTAGATGTAGATAAGCTACTAGTAGCATTAGCTTCATAACATCTCTTCTACGGGGGTGTTGGTTTATCTATAACGACCCATTCTTCTAGGCTCTCTATCATCATCATAATCATCACGACGACTTCTATAGTCTCTATCGTCATAATCATAATCTCTCATTCTACCTCTGGAAGTATCTTCTCTAGCTTCTGTAGCAGCTATACATTCTTCTAGTTCTTCCATATCTTCTTTCATTCTTCTAAGTTTATCTCTCATTTGAGATATACTTTTATGTCCTGTCTGTACCATAATCATCATATTAGTTTAGTTTATTAGTGTTACTTACTATATCAAGTATCTTATCTAGTTTAGATTCAACACCTGACACCTTATCTTTAAGTGAAGCTATCTCTTCATCCCTAGCTTTATCTTTAGCATAATTAGTATCAATAGATTTAAGAATACTTTCAGCTTGTTCAGCTTCAGATTTAATATCTTCAATATGTTCTAAAGTATAATTAGCTTTATGAAGTATAGATTCAACTTCTGCTTGAATTTGTTGTTTAGTCTCAGCAATTATAGTTTTACCACCTTTATATGTAACTATAGAACTATTGCTAGGTATGTTATTAAAATCAGTTGTTACATCACCAACTTTAACTTTGATGTTCATAACCATTTGATTAGTTCCATCTGTAGCAAACTGAGGAATTGTAGTACCAACAACTTCTCCAATACTATATTTTAGTTTATCAGTCTTATCTAGAATATAAACAAGACTACCTTGATTAAAAGCTGAAAACATTATACTATAAGTTGAAGTTTATTATTCTGTTTATCAAATACTACTATATGTAGTCCTTCAGTAAGAGAGGTAAGAGCAGCTCCACTAGAATTAAGTAAAGGAAGACTTACATTATTAACCATAATCTCAAAGCCTGTCGCAGTAGTTGTAGCAGCATTGAAATTAATTACCATTATACCTGCAACGCCCATAGCTCTGAAAGTATGATTAGGCATACTAAAAACAGCATTAGCAGTTGCACTGCCAGCAGTCGTTTGAGTAGCTGCTACAAGTGGTATACCTCCACGATTACCAATGTATTCATTATATATTGCCATAACTTTACCTCCTATTTAATTCCAAAATCCATTTAAACCATTACCATAAGTTCCATAACCATAATAGCCCATTTGAGCAGCTACACAATTAGGAACAGCAACAAAAGGTTGATAAGGTGTAGTAACTGTGCTAGGTTGAGCGCATTTGATTTCATTAACTTCTTTCTGAATACCAGCTAAAGCTCCACTTAAAGGATTAACAGCAGCAGCTATCTGTTGACCAAATACAGCAGTCTGATGTTCAGTAGTAAGCTGAGTTTGAAGAGCATTAATCTTATCCTGCATTGCAGACTTCTCAGCAGCATCAAGTTTAGCTATAACTCTATCTCCTACTACATCAACAGCTTTTTCTAGATTACAAGTTTGGTCTCTAAGAGCATAACCCATATCAGAAAATCCTCTTGTAACAGCACTACCAACACCATTCACAGATTCCTTAATAGTATCTGTTTGCTGAATAGTTAATATTTGGTTTTGATGATTACCATCACTTATAGCAGTTTTAAGATTGCAGCAACATGTTGCAAGTTGACTAGAAAGAGTCATTGTATTCTGAGTACCTGCATTAAGAAGAGCACCTGTTGAAGAATCAATCTTACAACCAACTTGAGTGACAGCAGTGTTAACTTGATTAATAGCAGTCTGAATCATATTAGTAGAAGTATTGAACATAGAAGCAAGAGATTGAATTGCATTACCATTATTGTTAATTGCTTGCATAAGCAAATCTCTACCATCATTGTTATTAACAAGATTAGCAAGTGGACCTAGACCACTACATCCGTTGCCATTTCCACCAAGATTACCAAACAGACCACCATTACGCATAAGAGGATAAAGGAAGAACAGAAAGATAACCCAAATCCAACTACCATTACCAAATCCACCACCATTGTTCATAAGAGCCATAAGTGTAGCTAAATCACTAGTTGAAGAGTTTCCTTTAGAATTACTATCAGGAAACATGAAAACTTTAGAATCGTCCATAAGTCTTAATTTAATTTAGTTAATAATGTTACTTGTACTTGCTAGCATTTGTACACTGCAAATATAAGAAGGATGATTTATAGCTACAAAAAATGGACAACCAAGTTATTACTTAATTGTCCATTTATTACTATGTTTATTATGAGCAAACTTATAAATATAATTGTTTCTTATTTATTAATTAAATACACATAGGTTCAACGTCTTTATTAAGTAAAGTAGCTTGTGCTGTAGCTAGTCTATAAACTCTAGATGTAGATATATAATCATAAGCTAGTTTTCTAAGATGTCTTATAGAACCAACATTTCTATTTAGAATTTGAGCTATAGTAGTAACACTGAAACCTGCATGTATCATTTGTTCAACAACCATAGCCCTAGACATTACTATGTTTTCTTCACGAGATTTACCAAGAATATCCTCTCTACTTATACTTAGAGTTCCATTAGGAAGTTCAACAGCACAACATTTAACAACGTTGTCTATAACCCTATATATTTCTTTCTCTTTATCATTCATAATATTATTAGTTTAAATTAATTACCAATCTACTAATATAGACTTTTGAACAAAGGAAACTGGAGTCCATATTTCCCAAGGTTTGGGATAAGCATTAGGAGTATAATTATAAGTACCATAACTATATTTACGGTTACTATTAGAAACAGCAGTATAAACTTGGTTTTCACTATCTTCGTAAGGAAGTAACAACCATTGCCTATGTTTACCTACAATATCACCTTTATATATATTCTGAATAACATCATTTGGTATAACAAAAGGAGTATCAGTATACCATTTACTTTGTGGTACTTCAACATATTTCTTTTGATAAAGTTTATCAATATGCTGTTTAAATAAATTAAGACCTTTAATATCCAAAAATCCACTCATAATATCAATTATTTTAAGTAAATAATTTATCTATTTCACTCTTTGTTATACTTGTAATGTTATCAAGTTTTATTTTATAACCTTCTGTAAAGTCATTTGTACTTAAACCTTTACCAGTTACTTTATCAACTTTACTACTAAGAGCTGCATATACACCTCCACTGCTTACAGCATTGATATCACCTTGAGCTACTTTACCAGTTATTGTAGTTTTATTAGCACCTTTTTCAATAGTATCAAGCTTATTCTTATCTGAACCCTTCATAAGTCCATAACTAGTATCGTTCATATCTGATGTAGCAAAAGGTATAACTACAGTACCATTATTGTCTTCTAGTACACCATTCAAAGTAAGTTGAAAACCTCCATCGTTTGCTAAAGATAAACCACTTAATGAAAGTAGATGGATAGCTCTTCTTTCAGCACCTGTTATTAAACCATCTTTCTGACCGGTATCATTGAGAATGTTATAAGTAGCTAAAGGAACATTAACATACGCTTGGCTACTAGTATTTAATGCTATAGGATAATTATGATTTGCATCATCTTGTTGGAATCCTGTCTTAATACCACCTAATACCTTGTCAGTAGCTGTTGGTAATGAATATTTAGTATCAGTATCTGTCCATGGTACATAAACATAAGCTTTGTTAGTACTATCTAATTGAACAGGATAATTCTTACCACTAGCTGAATATCCTAGTTTTATACCACCTAAGTTAGTTCCTGCTACTGGAAGACTATAATTATTAGCATGTTCTGCAATTCCATCAAGTTTTTTCTTGTCAGCAGTACTCATAATACCAGGCTTGGCTTGAGTTGCAGTGTAAATCTCAACAATACTCTTATTGTCATGCTTATCATTATCTCCAAAAGCAAGACCTATAAACTGCTGACCATCTGCACTTGTAGAGAAAGGTGTATCAGGACTAAATTCTAAGTTATCATAATTTGTCTTCAGTCCATTAAAAGTTGTAGTGTTTACTTTACTATTAAGGGCTGTATTTACAACATTGTTTTGTACAGGATTTACAGAACTTGAACTTAAAGAGCTATCAACTGTAGTTTTATTAGCTCCTTCTGCTATACCATTCAACTTTGTTTTATAGGCTTCTGTAAAGTCATTTGTACTCAATCCCTTACCGCTTACCTTATCAACTTTATTATTTAAAGCTGCTGTTGTAGCGTAACCACTTAAATCAACATCACTACCAAGTTTAATCTTTCTCCATTTACCTGTAGTAGTATCTACACTATTACTCTTTGTTAACTGATAAAGAGTTCCTGCTACATTAGTAATAAAATGGTCTGGAAAATCATTTTCGCTAGCTGCTTTAAGACTAGCAACGTTAGCAAAGTAATCTCTTGCAAAGTTAAACTGCGGTGACTTTAAGTCAAAGTTTTGATTTATGATAAAACTCATATCTATCTATTTTATTAAGTTAAACATGTTAGGCAAATGTATAGCTACCAGTAGCAGTAGCAGGAGTTTTTTGCATATAAACATTATAATTAGTTCCATTAACAGTAACTGCTGTAAGTTTTGAATAACCACTAAAACCTTGGAAGCCATTACCATCCTTAATAGAAGTCAAATCTCCAAAATATGCTGGATAAGCATAAACAAGTTTTTGGTTAGATTGAGTAATAGATACTGTTCTATTTTTAGAATTAATTACTGCTTTATTACCTAGCTTTATAATTTCAGCAGCAGTCAATGAAGCTTTATTAGCATCAACTACTCCACAATAACTAGCATGAACAAATGTAACAGTACATGTTTTTGTCTTAGTAGTTGAATCAGCTATTGCTGTAAGAGTGAAAGTAACAACTTTCCTATCAGTTCCCGATGTTACATTTTCTTTAGGTATACTAAATGATTGTGTTTTAGTACCAACTGCTGGTGTAGCAGAACCTGTATAAGCTCCAGTTCCGGCAACTTTTTGACTTGTAACTCTATGGAAATCTTCATTAGAGAAATTCCAACTAAGATTAACTACATTATCAGTACCAAGCTCAGCTACATCAGGTTTAACACTAATCCATGAAATATCGAATGGATAACGATTAGCAAGTTTTGTAAGAATAGCTTTATCGGCAGCACTCATAGCACCAGCAGCAGAAGTTGTGGCAGAAGGAATACTTATACTAGAAATAGCACTATTTTTAGTAACATTAATTTTTATATTACTAGCATCATTATTTCCTGCTGCAACTCCATTAACAGTATCTGCTTTCTTACTATAAGCAGTCAAATCTACTTCAGCTTGGAAGTCGCCAAGTTTCTCCCACTTAGTAGCATCATAATTTGAAGTATGTGCTGTTTCATCTACAACTATAGGAAGAATACCTGTATAAACATATTCAGCGTACCTATTCTTTGCTACACCTGAAGCAGCAGGTTCAGGAACAAGATAAATATGCTTACCTATATTTGTAGTAGGAAGCTTAGATATATCGGTAAGGACTTCTACGAAAGTATTATCAATCTCACCTTTTTTAATAAACTTATTGTTAATGTTAGTAACAAGAGTTTTTAAACCATCTAAATCAAGATATTGAGCCATAAATTTAATAGTTAATTAATTAAACATGTTATCTATTTCATCGTTATTTATACTAGCTGCTTCTAGTTCAGTAGCACTAACTTCTACAAGAGCTGAACCATTCCAACGATAAATCTTATCTGTAGATTTATCTACAAACATTTTACCTGCAAGTGGAACAAAACTATCATCTGAATAATTATCTCTACCTTCCCAATTATTGTAATATTTAGCTGTACTTAAACCAGAAGATTCAAAATTAACAAGTAGAGCAAATTGATTTGCAGAAGAAACATATACTACTGTACCTTCTCCAATGTGAGATGCTTGTAGAACATTAGCTTGTTCTACAATACTAGCAAATTCTACAACATCGTCTACATAACTAGGTAGTTGAGAAGCCTTGACTTTACCATCATCACCAAGAGTTACAGCTGTACTTTTAAGTTCGTTAATCTGTTTACTCAAAGCACCTATTACAGTAAGTATTGTAGCATCTACAAAAGGTTCCCATTTACTCCAAGTACCTGCTTCATTAGTTAAATCTTGAGCTGCTATATTATAATTTCTATAACATTGATATATTTCCTTATGACTATGACTATTTCTAAAATCAAAGTCTTTAGTAGAACTGTTATAAGAACAATGAGTTGTAAGTATTTGTGTAATAACATGTGATGCACTATCGCTAAATACTTGCATTATACCAATAATTACACTAGGAGTATTATCAGAAGTTACAGCATAGATTACAGGTTTACCTTCGTAACAATGCTCTTTAGTATTTATAGTATCTATTTGACTAACTCTTATAGATGGTATACCATTGCCTGAAAACTCAGTCTTTAGTTTAGTTATAAGATGTTGAAGACCATTACTATCCAAAAATTTATTTGCCATACTTATATCTATTATTTATTAAACATGTTATCTATTTCTTCATTATTAATAGTATCTATAGTAATATCATCACTATCGACACTAACTTTAAATGGGGACATTTTAGTTCCAATTCTTTCATATAATTGTTTTACTACTTTCATATCAACTACTTTTTAATATAAACCCTATGTTGCTTATACTTTTCAAGCCACTCTTTATATTTATCATAAGTAGACTTGTTAGCAGTAAATGTAACAGCATTATTTATAATTGTACCATTTACTTTTATAGCACCATCAGGAGTTATAGTGTATTGAAAACTTGTATCGTTTATATTCTTATCTATCAAGTCAATTTGCTTATCAACATATTCTTTAAACAATGTTGCTCTAGCAAAATCTTCTGAAGCATAAGCTGCACAAGCAGATTGAAAAACATTCCAACAATTAAAAACTATACTACCGTCACCTTTACAAGAAAAAGAACAATCATCTAGAATATGTTTACCATAATCAGCAACAAATACTAGAAGTTTGCGATAAGTTGGAATCCAACTAGCTGGAATAGTAAGATAACAAACATCAGAATCTACAACATAATCTTGCTCTTGTTCACCAATAGTATAAACTTCATTATAATTTCTATCTATATTATTCATATCATCAAATATTAAATGTTATATTACTGATATTGTTTATATGATTATCGTTTAGCATTACAACATTATCATAACAATGTTTAAGCATCTGTATAATACTAAGTTTGATAACTTTACTTCTATTTACAACATATCCTTTTTCTTCAAGAACGTTTATAGTTTTAACTATTTGTTCTTCTTTATCACATAAAGAGTCAATAGATTTCGTTATTTCGACATTATTAATCATAAGAACATCTTATTAATTAAATACTTTATTGCTAACATAAACAGAATGTTCATCAAATATTATACTAAGTTTATTACCTATTTGTCCAATACGAACAATAGGTTCTTGTCCGTTATATATAATATTCAAACATTCTTTTGTTAAATCATCTATCCAATCTTCTTTTAATTTAGTAGAAACATTAATTGAATCAATTTCGTAAGCTGAAAGAATGTTATAAAGTCTATAATATTCAGTACTAACAAGTTTAAACAAATTCTCTTTAATAAGTTCTTTGTTCTTATCTACATTATTATGTATTATAACTTCAGTACAATGCCTTTCTATAACAACTCTAAAACTATCAAATGCTATCTCTATAACATTTTTAAGTTTAGCTCTTTCTTTACTATCAGCATCTTGAAAAGTTTTATCTAAAACTTGATTAAGTTTGACTACATTCTCGCTAACTTGTTGAATAGCTTGAGCCATTTGAACAATAGGCTTATTTCTATTCTTAGCTTTAAAAAGGTCAACAAGTCTAATTATCAAAGTATAAGCAATAAATACTCCACTAGAAATTAGAACTGTAATATAAGATGAATCTTTAACTGCTTGTCCAACTATTTGATTAACTGTTTGAAGTTCATCCATACTATTATAATTAAAATACTAGCTCCCCCGTAGAAGAGGTTGCTAGTATTTGATTATATATTATTGAAGCCCGAAAGCAGTTTTAATAGCTTCAGCATTAGCAGTCAGAACAGCTATATGAACTAGCTGATTAACTGTCTCTGTATTAAGCTGACGACCATACTTTCTATCATTTGAGAAACGAAGTGTAATGATTGTATACTTACCTTCAGGAACATTCATTGGATAACCTGGATAAATACTAGCACCATCACGATAAGTATTATCAAATCCACGGTTCTGAGCACACATAGAAGCAAGCTGACGAACATAAGCTGCATCACATGTAGGAGCTGCTGCACGAGTATTCTCTACAGTAGCAATACTATAAAGGTCATCACCTGCACTAACTTCCCACTCAGTATAATCACCTGCTTTAGCACTTATTGTTAGTACTCCATCAGCATAAGCTACAGTAAGACCAAATTGAGCTTCATCAAGCTTTTGGGTAAGTTGTTTCTTCAACTCATTACCAAGCTTATCTTGAGTATTAATCTTATCACTACCTGTTGTAGTAACACTCCATTGATTACGCTCATGGAAATGCATACCAAGTTTAGTAAGAACTACTGTGAAATCTAATCCATTAGATACTAAATCATCAGCAGGAAGATTGACTTTTCCTACAAATGTTGCAGGAGCATACTTATCTGTTTGTTCAGCTGAAGACCTAACTTTAAGATGAGATACATCTACAGGAATTGTAATAGCATTTGAATCTTTACGACCAAGAGCTAGAACAAAATCCTTATCTCCAATGGTAGTAATATACTTACCATCATCTGGAGTATAAATACCAAGCTGACCATCAGCAGGAGCTGAAGTAGCCAAAGCAGGATTTGTAACTATAAGTAATTGTTTCATATTAATAAAAGTTTAAATAAATTATTGTTATTGAGCTGCTTGAGAATCATCACCTTGACGATAATTATTTCTCATAGCTTCTTGTTGTTGAGCACGTTCTTTAGCTTGAGCAGATAATAGACTACCACTAATACTAGCATGATACAAATCTACTGCACGCTTTACAATATCTCCATGAAGATATTCAGGCAAGTTGCAATTAACATTAGAACTTCCTACATCTTCACTATATTTAACTGTAGCAGGTTTAGCTACATAAGATATTCTAAGATTAGACGGTATTACTCCATTAGGAATATTACTTCGACCATTCTTTTTTCTATCTATATATATCCTTATTCTAATATGTCCTTCTTGCCTATTAACAAGATGAGCTATAGGACTTCTAAAAGATGGACCAAGAATAAAATCATTTAAAGCATCTGCAATATATATATCATCAATAATTCTAACAGGAAACCAATCAGTTTTAAGCCTTGTATTTCCCTCATTCCTACCTGAATAGTAATTGATATTGAAATCACAAATATACATATAATCAGAAGGAATTGCAGTTGGTTCAATTTGAGGTTTTTCACTACAAGTAATATCAAACTCAAATCCTGTAGTCATGACAGTATTTATAGATGATACTCCACCGTTTAAGATAAAGCCTCCATCACTTTTAGTATTGAATATTGACACTTCAGTATCTTTATATAAAGTACTAAGAGCGTTTATTTGTCCAATCTTAGAATTATCAGTAATAACTCTATCATTAGTTCCAGCTATATTTCTCTTAATGATTTCATTAACTACATCAATGATAGCTGTGTTCAACAACAAGTCTATTTGTTCAGGCAGAATAGCACGAACATTCTGCATACCCATCTGTTGAGCTAATTGCCTAAACATTATGTGCATATCTGCTATATTCATAACTCAAACTATTTAGATTAACTTCAATTTATTCTCATACATAACCTTAACTGAATTGTTATTTGGATTATTGAAATAAGCAACAGCTTCATTAAGATTTGCTCCAATAAATCCACCATCAGCAGTAGTTATTTGTTGATTGTAAGTAGAACGAATAAGTTCACCACGTACTATCAAAGTTTCAATAAACGCTTTAAGAACTACATTCTTGTCATTAACAAACTTATTAAACTTATCAGGATTAAGATTAGCATAATCCATAAGTTCTGTAGTCTGTCTAATCTTATCTTTGTTAAGAGCAGCAGCAATATTCTGATTAGAAGCTTTGCATACTGCAAGATAAACAGCTTGGAATCTAGATGGTGAAGCATCAAGTTCAACTATATTACGTAAAGCAATCTTACGCTCTTCAACAAGCTTCTTTTTACGAGCTTCTTCTCTAGCCAAATCTTTAATATAAAATCTAAGATTTTGATTACCATTAATAAATATAGGGTCTTTAGCAACTTCACTATAAAGAATACAATGACGATACAAAATATACTCTTCAAGATTTACAGGATAACCATATTTATATTTAGTACTTTCAAGTATATCAAGTTCTTTATCACGTTTAACAGCTCCTTTATAAAGTTCATCTAGATTATTTTTAGGAATTCGATTATAAGCTGCAAGTATCTTGTCTTCTTTCTCTTTAATATCAAGATAATCAGACTTGTGATAATAAACAAAACTTGTATCAAGTTTAGCATCGCCACCTGTAATAGTAAACTGAATATTACTTAGATAAGATTTTACTCTACTTATAAAATCATTATGAGTAGGACTAATACCTAGAAGACTCGGGAAATATGCTTCAATTTCACCCTTATGACCCATAAGAGTTCTAGTAGAACGAACAGAACTTCCTATTGTAGCTTTAACTGGACCAAGACTAGCCATATTAACTCTACGATAATTAGAATAATTACTAACAAGAGAAACAATTATAGTTCTATTATCAGTATATTCTTCATCTAAATCTTCTTCAAAGAACTCTTCAGCAGGAGTTTCCTCAGGAGTTTCTACAGGATTCTCATCAGGAGTTTCTACAGAATCATTAGGTTCTTTAATCTCTTTTTCTTCTACTTTGCTTTCTCCTGAATTACTTTTGTCTTCAGGTTTTATCTGAGGTTTATTAGGACCTCCTCCACTAAATGTTGGATTAAATTCAGTCATATCTCTATTGTTATTAGTTTAAATTAAAGTACGCACTTGAGTTGGAACATCTTAGTAGTCTTATCTACTTGCAGACCGTATGAGTTCTTAACTTCATAACGTGAAGCATCAACATCAGTTGAAAGAACATTAGTTGGGAATCCACCCCATGAAGCAGGAATTGGAGTAAGACCTTTATATACACCAGCGTTATAAATCTGACCCTTTTGACGAACCTTACGAACATTACGACGACCGTCATAAGTAGACATATCAATAAGGAATGCTTGATGAGATGTAATAGGAAGACCAGTACGAGGATGAATCATACCATTAGACTTAGCGTTCTCAGCAAATGTTCCCTTATCAAGAAGTGGAAGATGCTTCATAGTAATTACGTGACCATCAACAGTTTTATATTGACGGAAGTATTTACCATAAGAAAGACCATCACCTGAAGTCTCAATCATCTTATCACCAAGAGGAGTTACAAATCCTTCAGAACGAGCATCATTACGAATAGCACGGTCAAAGTCTTGCATAAATCCTTTACCAGCACAAAGAATAACTTCCATAGAACCAGTATCAGTATCTTTGTCAAGAACATCACCTACAGTACGCTCAAGTTTATTAAGAGTAAGTTCCTCACCATAAGTATCATAGTTACTCTCACGGCAAATCTCTTCCATACCTGCTGTATGAGGAATAGGTTGTCCATTATCAGGGTCAACAAGAGTAATTTCACCATTCACAGTCTTATTATATTGAGCAAACCAAAGACGTTCCTCGTCCATAATACGACATTGAATGTCAAACTGACGCATTTCCTCATTAATCCAAAGGTTAGTAGTACCACCACCCTTAGTCTTAAACTCATAAGTAACTACAGTGTTACTAATATTACCAGCAATCTCTTTAGAATAACGGTGGAACTCAAGTTGAGAAGTCATCTTACCAGGTCCCATAACATTACTACGATTACCCTTAGAATAACTTTGAGGAATAGTAGGAGCAGTCAAAGACCAATAAGCACCAACTTTTAGATTGTCAGCAGAAACATAAGCATTTGGATTAGGAGTTGTAAGACGAAGACGATAAAGATAACCACCATTTGGTCCTTCACCGAGGTCTTTCATAATACGAACTTGAGTAATACCATCAGGAGCAATCAAACCATATTGCTCAATAAACCAATGAGTCTTAAACTCAACATCAAACATTACACCACCTTGTCCAACATTACCTGTTGCAGAACAAGCAAGAACTTGGTCATTAAACTTCATACGACCCATAGTCTTCCATGTCCAATCAACAGTATCAATATCTACTACACCAGCAGAACCTTGACCTTCAGTAAGGAATGTCAAAGGGAATCTATCATCATCCATACCATAAGTATAGGTGAGAGTAGAGTTAATCTCAGCAGGTTTGGTAAGCATTAGATGAGCAATAGTCTCCTCATTAGAGTAACCTCTATCATCATAATTACCACGTTGTACTTCTCTAAGTTTATACATAATAACTTTAATTTAATTAATAATTAGTTTAAATTAATCAAATACTAAATCGTTAGCATTGAACTTATTATTAGTTGGCTTTGTTATACGCACAGTTCCATTAGTACCTTGTTGTCTGGATTTAAGTTTAAGGACTTTAACTTGATTCTCCTTAATTGCCATATCAACAATATCTTTATAAGTACCACCTGTAAACAGAAGCCAATTATTAATCATATTCATTTCCACTTGCTTTTCAAATGGAAGTTTGTTGAACAACATTTCAGCAGCAGAACTATAAGCATTACCTTCTTCGTCACTAACAGGTCTAGAAACAAAGTTATAAAAGTCATCTAGATTAACTGTTACTTTCTGACCATTAACTTCTTTAACGAAAGTTTCAGGAAGAGAATATTGACCAATAGTTCTACCTTTAATCAAATTGTTTATATAGTTATAATATTTATTAGCACTCTCAATTTCAGCTTCTTCTTGAGCTTTAGCTTGCTGAGCCATTTGCTCACGAACTTGTTTATCTTTCTCTTGAAGAGCTTCAAGACAACTTTTAGCTTCATCATAAAGAGCACCACTATCTTTAAGATATTTAATATAATTCTCATTAACAGACTTATTACCAAACTCTTGAGCTGCCATAAGAATTATATTCTGCTGTTGAACTTCATTATCTTTATCAAGCTCAACTCCACTTCTATCAGGAACTTCACCAAAACCTTTAGCATTACCATGTATAGTAATATAATCAATAAATGACTTAACTAGAGGATTATCATTATAAATTCTAGTATAAGCAGCTTGTTCAGCCTCAGCATAAGAATTAGCAATTACATCACTAACATAAGCTTTTATTCCATTAACATCATCTGTATATTCAATAGGATTACCATCTTCTCCTGTTATCTCAAGACCAACAGCTTTCTGAATATTAGCAAGGTTAAGTTCTGTATCATCACCCTCTTCAACTTCAAGAGATTTAATCCAATCTTGAACATCAGCGGCAGCTTTAAATACATTGTTGTTTGCATCAACCAAATCACCGTTTTCAGCAACAGTATAAACTTGACCATCAAATTCAACTTGAGAACCAACTTCTAGCTCCCCCGTAGAAGTATCTTGGTTGCCATTATCTCCATGCTGTTGTTGACCTTGTTGTTGTTGACCTTGGTTGCCATTATCACCACCATTGTTATCACCATTATTGTTATTATCTGGCTGACTAACTGGAGGATTTGTTGGAGGAGGTGTAGGCTGATTGTTATTCTGAGCATTAATATCAGCAGCTCCATTATTACCTCCGTTAATATCGGGAGCATTCATAGGATTCTTATCATTTGGTGCAGCTTGACCACCATTATTAGAAGGTTGCTGATTTGTACCATCAAAATCTATCTCCATAATTAATTAATTTTTTAGTTAAACAATAATTTGATTATTTATATTAAGTGCAAAGTTATATACATTATTTATATATGCAATAACTGTTTTATCTTTAGCTAGAAGATTATGAGTTAAATAAGTACTTGTACTAGTATCAATATTACTTAATACTCTCAAACGATTATAAGCAGGTTCATCACTTAATCATCAAATCTATTTGCTGACAGCAGGCTTCCTCATGAACAAACACTGCCGTAGACCAACTTCTTTTTAGCTCTGTGCCACTCAATATATTTAGATGATAGATTAATCCACTTTGATATTTAACACGCTTAAATCGTGTTTTCAAAATATTAGTTTTCGTACTATAATGACAAAAATAATCCCCAACCGTAGTTTCACAACTAAGTTGGGGAATAAACACATCTTTAATAATATTATCGCAACTATGGTTTATTTATCATATCTATTCTTATTAGTCTTAGCTATCTTTAAATCATTCTTCATTTGTTCACGTTTAACTTGTCTATCAGCAGCAGCATTATATGTATCAAGAGCTAAACGTTGACGTTCAAGACCAAGTTTAGATTGTTCAATCTGTTGTTTAATTTGGTCTCTACTTCTTTCAAGATTCATTCTAGCTTCATTATCATTGGCTGGAGTACTATCTGTTAAAGCTGCCATATCAACATCAATATATTTAGATTGAAGTTCATACTGAGCTTTAAGCATTTCAGTCTTTCTATCTTCTTCACCTTTAGCTTGAATCTCACGAATCTTATTCTGAACTTCTTCTTCTTTAATTTGAAGCTCCATTTGCTTCATTTGTTCTTCATGCTGTTGTTTAATAGCAGTAAATTTATTAATAGCATCTTTTATCTTAGAAACATTATCACCTGTTATAGCAGCCATAGCCATATCAAGGTCACCATTTTGTGCAGCACTAAATGCCCATTGACGAAGTTGTTGAAGTTTATCTATTTCTTTACTATCATTACGAACAGTAGTTGCAAAATCAGAAGAAATAAAAGAATTGACATCAACTGAAATAAATCTTTGTTTACCTGTTTCATCTAAATATGAAGTATTAAGTCCATCTATAAATGCAAGTTTTGCATAATCCAAATCTCTATTATAATCTATTCTACGATAATCATCAAATGTTTGAGTTATAATAACAGAACCCATTGCAGATTGAGAAATAGCTTGTTGAGTAGTATTAGCTCCAGCTGATTGAGTAATTTGACCATAACGTTGAGCGTTCATATCAACCATTTCTCTAGCTTCAAGTTTAATACTTTCCATAAGATTAGTAAGCTCTGTAATATATTGACCCATATTAGCATTAAGCAAACGAACTTGTTGCATCTTAACACCACTTACATCTTCTTCATCATCAACAGGTAGAGTTCCTGTAGCTTCTAATCTATAAAGAGCATCTTCAGGATTAGCTAGAAGAGATTTAGGATACATAAGTACAAGCATCTTATTTTTAGCTATTACCATTTCACGATGATAACTAATTATATTACGAAGTACTTGGAAAGGAGTAATTGTTTCTATAATACTAAATTTACCCATAAATGGTAGAACTTCCATAATACCATTATAAGGAAGCTTTCCATTACGATTGAAAGCTATAGGTCTAGCTTTAATTGGATAAACAGCATTATACCTATTACCAATTCTATATCCTTCATAAACTTGAATCTCATATTCCCATTCAATATCTATATCTCCTGCTTCAGGATTAAGTTGATAATCTTCTTCAACAACTCTTTGTGTTTTGAAACCTATCTCATTAACATAAGTAAGAATACCTCTTCTAGCCCAACCTTTCCATACAACATGCCATACTTCATAAAGTTGAGTATTAACGTCATAAGGACTTAGATTATTATTCTTAAAGAACTCTCTTTCTTCTTTACTAAACTTATCACAAATGTCAGCATAATAACCTTTATAATTATCATACTTTAGAAGTCTAGTAGATTGAGGAGTATATATAGATTTATCATAATATTCTTCTAGAAAAGCTCTATCTTTATCACTCAAATCTTTATCAAACATTTCAAGTATTTGATTGTAAGACATCATAATCTTTCTAGCAAACATATCATGGTCTTCAACAAAGAACTTATTATTTGGAATAGGATAAGCTTCAACTACAGGAACAGTTTCTTTAACAATCTTATTATCTCTAATTTCACTATAACTATAACATTCACCTAAAGCGCAGAAGTTGAAGAAGTTTGTAAGATATATCTGATTATCTTCTGTAATAGCTCTTACATAATCAAGAACATCTTGACCTTGTTTAGATTGTTCATCAATATAATCTTGATTAAACTTCTCCATAAACTCCTTCTCGTCAGGCATAGCATCTTGTGGATTAACTTGTTCAGGAGGAGTACCATTTTGAGCAGCTTGTTGTTGAAGCTGTTGAAGTCTTTTCTGAAACTCTTGTTGAAAAGCTAGTTGAGCTTGTTGTCCAACAGCTTGTTTAAGTTTCATATCATGATTGATTACAACTTCAGGACTACAACTACCAACACTAAATTGATGAACACCTTTGAAATATTCACTAATATAACGTCTTACAATATCAGACATTATATCTAGATTCCTCATAACAGCAGGAAAACGTTTATACTTTTCCTTAGTAGCATTATAAGGATTAAGAGTTTTACGATAAAACTCATTTGGAATATTGCCATGAAGGATGTTAAGTTTTGTCTCAACATCCGTTCTATCATTCATACTCAAACCTAGACTAATGATATAATCAATAGAATTAGCATACCATTCAGCTTTAGCTTTAGTAGCAGCATCTACTTTTTGTCTAGGAAATTGAAAACTAAATTTACTTCCGTACATAGTATATTTAATATTATAAAATCAAAATAAATCTCTATTATAAAAGTTATCACTAGTTTCAAGAATTTTCTTCCTAGCACTAAGTTCTTTAGCAGCTTGCACATCACTTTGTTTCCATTGAAGTGCATGAATAATCATTTCTGAAACACGGTCAAAGTTACCAACACTATTCCATTTCTTCAACTCTAGAATAGTTTGATAATCATAAATAGTATGAAAAAATAATTTAGGTTTACCATGTTCATCTTTGCCAACTTCACTATAAAGCATTTCTTTAAGCATACGAAGTCCTTCAAGAACTTTAGTAGAACCTGTTCCACTTCCACCGCCCATATTAACACCATAACTAGCACTAACATGAGCTTTAAGACTAGTATCCCATATTTCTACAGGGTCTTTCATTAAATATTTGAGAGCTTTCCATTTAGTAAAATTACTAACAGTTTCACCACGATTGACCTCAACACCAGTAGTTCCAATACAATTATAATATCTAGCTAGAAGATAACATATCTTATCAGCTTCTTCAAGTTTTTCAGGACGACCATAATAAGCGCAAACTAAAGCTGTTTTAAAGTTATTGTAAGGAGAAGGATTCATCCAAACTTTAATACTATTGTGAGAATGTTTGTTAGTAATGGCTGCTTTCTCTTTGTTAACACCAACAGGGTCATAACTAATACTATAAAGTCCAGGAGGTGTACCATAAGTAAGTTGACCTTTAGAATCTTTGTATTGTATCTTCATTGGATTAAACCATTTACGAATACAACCATGAGGATGTTCATTACCACGTCTAGGAACACCTTCAATCCAATCATAAAAGTCTACATTATGTCTACCACCTTCTTTTTCTATTCTAGCATTAGTTTTAAATTCAACTCCACCTTTGTTGTCTTCATACAACATTCCATCAACATAAAACTTATAAGCATTATCAACTCTAAGCTTTTCTTCCCATTCCATAAGTTCTTCACTACTAAATAGATTCTCAGTAGCAGAACTAAATGATTCAGAAGGCATAAGAGCATACTGACCTAGATAATTAATATAATCAGCAAAAGTTTTAGCTTTTTCTTTTTTAATTTTACGTTCACGAAGAGCAATACGAATACCAACTTCAATGTCTGAATTACCATCAGCATCCATAGCAATCTTATCACCAATTCTACCTTGAAGACCCCAACAATAAGGTTTAAAATAACCACAAACTTCATTCCTCATATCTTTATCCCAAACATTTTCAAAAGGCATAAAGTTAAAAGATTGAGGACTATAAAAGTTTTGTTCAAAGATTTGCATATTACCACTAGTAGCAGTACCCCAAGCACATAAGTTACCTGTTGTATAACTACCAGTTCTCATAGCAGGCTCAGTAACATTCATAAATTCATCAAAGTTATCCATTGTAGAAACCTCTTCAACTTTAACTTTGACAGCATCTTTACCAATAGCACAATCAGGATTATTCATTGCTGAAACACTAAACAAAGCACTATTCCAAGATTTAGGAGATACTACACCATTAGGAAGTTTATAACCTAATACAAAGTTTTCATTATTAAGAGAAAGAATACCACGCTTAAAGAAAGTTTCATTCTCATAGAAACGAAGATTAGCAATAGTAAAATCAGTAAGACCGCCTTTAGCAGTAAGAAACTTCTTATCAACAGCCACATGAATACAAACCTTATTAGGAGAAAGATTTATTTCATTAGCACTATCAGCAGCCATAATATAACTAAAACCTCCACGTCTAGTTTTATCTATAAGAAGATGAAATCCGTTAAGTATAGCAAATTCCATACAAGCAAAAGTCCAAAATTGAGCATCAATAAATTTAGGAAAATCATGATGTTTTTTAGCAACACTAGCTTTATCACTATAACTAATACTAGATTCATCTAGCTGTTCCATATTAATATAATTAAGATAATTATACATAGAACCACTAATATGAAGATTTTCTAATTTACCATTACGAAGCAAACAAGGAGCATCAAAACCATGTTTTCTTCTATATTCTTCTCTCTTACGAAGTTGTCTATGAGGAATACTATCTTCTTTAAAGAAAGTATATTTGTCATTAGCTCTATGGAAATCAGCCATTTCTGTAAGTTTGTGCGTATCTACAAACCTATCATCAAGATTAATATCCATAAGAAAACCTCCACTATCTCCAATCATAAATAGATTATTCGGGTCATTATATCCAGCATCTCTAGCTCTTTTATAATGACTTTTATCCTCAAGAATATAACTAAGAAAAGGATATTCTCTAATAAATTTATCAACTATCTCAACTTCTTCCATACCTACAATATACTTATAATAAACAAAATGATAGATGCTGCACCAGCAACACCTATCACATTTCTTTGTTTAGTAACTTTATTAACCTTAGTTTTAAGTTGAACTATAGTTTTATCATTATCAGCTATAATGCAACTATCATTATGAACTATATTTCTAAGAACCTTATTAGCTTCTTTTTCATATTTAAGTTCCACTAATTTACCATTTACTATACGTAAATCATCAATAGAAACACTAACTGAATCTTGATTAACTAGCTCCCCCGTAGAAGATATGTATTGATTACTCCCTGATAAGTCTATAGAACAACTTAACAGTACTATCATCGTCAAGTGTTTTAACTTCAATAACTTTCGCATTTTTAATACTATCTAAATTATCAACTTTAATTTTTAAACTATCATTATACTTTTGTAGTTCAATCTTAGTTTCAATAATATGGTTATTCTTTTTATAATAGTAATCACCAATAATTATAGAAGCACAAAGAACAACTACAAGAATTATAAATACTGTACAACCTTTATTAATTTCATTACTAAAAAAATCCATTACATATCCTCCTCATTAATTAAAGTATAAGTAAATGTCTTACAACCAGTATAAGCAATTTGTTTCTTAGCTACAGCTACAAGTATTACAAGATTACTAGCACTAGCTACAACTTGACAACCTGCACTCCAATTATTAATAACTGTAGATTCAAGACCTGCTTTATGAATATTAATTCCAAATACACCTTCATCTATAGAAATTGGATTATAATCATACATTTCATCATGATTATTATCTCTATAAACTTTAACAGGTTTTCTTTGAACTAAAGCTTCATATTTACCTTTATGTTTACCTAATTGATAACAACCTCTATATTGACCAGGAACAAGTATAGCACAACCTTTAACATTAGATGGATGTTTAAGTTCTGTTATACCAGGGTCTGTAGTAGCAGGAAAAACATATCTTATAGTTTTATCAAGTTCATCATTATAAATTAAAACTATAGCATCATCAAAGGTATTTGTACATTCTTTACCTTTAGCTCTAACACCTATGATATTAAGATTATACTTACCTTTTGTAAAATAAGCATAACCTTTACCTTCTAAAAGTGTTTTAAAATCATATTTCTTACATTTATTAATTAATTCTTTATTCATAACAATTTAAAATAAACTAAGTTGATTATTAACTTTATTACTATTACTATCCAAAAAAGTTTTTCTATCTCTTAATATAGCATCTACTTCATTACGAAGATAATTAATATGATACCAATTTACAGTTTCTTCACCGTTTTCGTCAATAGGATATTGATTATTTTTATCTCTATAAGGCATACCATATTGATTTTTCACAAAAGGACTTCCAATATGACATAGACCTAAACCTACACAAGGAATACCTAGAATAAGCTCAACCATTCTAGCATAAGTAGAAAGTTGCATAGTGTAGTGCATACCATTACAATTATCCAAATGAGAAAGAGGAGGTAACATTTTTTCATCTTTAACAATATATTGATTAGTTAGCTGAGCAGGAGTTGTAGACTTATCCTTTTTAAAATATCCAGCTTCAAATTGAAGACCATTTCTATTAGTTTTCCAATCTAGAATTACAAATCTATCCTCTTTAATACATAATATATCTATAGTTCCACTAATAAGATAATCAATAAGAAAAGCACCAATTTCAGAATAAATAGTATAACCTTTATTTATATAGAAATCAAACACATCATAAATCTTTTGATACTTATTATTAGTAGCTTCTTTAAATTTATCCAAATCTAAAGGTCTAGGAATTAGATTAGGAATATCTGCAACTGTAATACAACGACCACTTTCAACTTGATTAAGATATTGTATGGCATTTTTAAACATACTATTTTCTTTAATAGCATCTTCTATACCATTATGAGTCGCAGTTCCTCTAGTACAAGCTTCATCTGTTATAGCTTGCCACTGTCTTTCAAGTTCTTTAGAACTAATACCTAGCTCTCTAGACTTCTTTCTAAGCCAATACTTTTTATCAAATTTAGGTGTGTAGTTCTCATGTATCATAGTAGTAACACTAATGTAACTATTACCTAAACTATCAGTATATTTATGAGTAGGTTCATCAAAATAAAGATAATCGGTATTATATCTAGAATCCATAACTTATTAATAATTACTAGCATCCATTGAACTTAATACAGCATTACCACCTCTAGCAACTTCAGTTTCTTTTTCATACATAAGATTCTGTTTAGCTTCTTCTAGTTTTTTAATTATACTAGGAAGCTCACTAGCTTTCTTATTAACATTATCAACCATTCCTAGAATGTTTGGTAAATCGTCAAGAGTAAGACCTGATTGAAGTTTTTCATTAAGAATACTATTAATAGCATCAACTGATAGATTTATATTATGAATACCTTTTTGAATATTCTCAACAACTTTACCAGCTTCAGTTATATTTTGATAATAATATCTTTTAATTATCTTTTGAACAAGTTCATCAGGAATATAATCATCTTTAAGACCTGCTTGTTGAATAGCCATTTTCAATGATTCAGCATCACTAAGTCCACTTTGTTTAGCAGGAGATTTAGGGTCTCCAAGATAATAAATAACTATACACTCTTTGATATAATTAGATTTATCTTTAGTTTTATCTCTAGTGTATAATTGCTTAATATCTTTATCCATTAATTGACGAATAGTTGGAGCAACAGGCATACCACTATCATCAATCACTAACATCTTATCTATTATTAAATCAACACTAATCATACAGGTTCAATAGTTTCTTCAATACAAGTAAAAGTTCTAAAGAAATACATCATAAGACGTGCATAAGATTCACCATAGTTTTCAACATAATAATTATAAAGCTTTCTATTATCTGTAATAGACATAGAAACTAGATAATTATAATGTCTAAGATACTTATTCTCAACAAGATTATCAATAACAAGCTTCTTACGAAACATAACATATTCTTGTTTGCTCATAGTTTTCTCAGCTTGTCTTACAACATCAATGTTATCTATAATGGCTTTCTTATTTTCATTATATCTAATAGTACCTATAAAAGGTAGACTTGTCCATCTACCTTCTTTGATAAAATTAGAAGCATCTAGCTCTAGTTGTTTAATTAAATCTAAAGCTATTTCCTTATCTATAATGTTATCATCAATAGTTTCTAGAACATCTTCTTTTCTAACTATTGTAACATCATAGCCTCTAGGAAACTTTCTAGTACTCTTATCACTTGACATACTATAATGATTAATATGAATTACTTATCTAGCTCCCCCGTAGAAGAAGTATGGATGAATGTCAAATTACTACTACTACGTTCACTTTTTAGCCTATCATTAACTCTAAATCTATGTCCATGAATATAACTATTAGGAACTACTTTAAAACTAACAAAGCAAGCTTTATCTTGAATCAAAATACTATCTTTATAAATAGTAGGGTTCTCATTAACAATAGCAAGGAAATAATTAATATCCAAAACATTGTCTTCTCCAGCTACAGTTTGACTAATAGCTATATCACTACCTGTCATAATAAGTTTATCTCCAAGATGAAGACCTGCTACAAACTCCTTAGCACTAGTACCTACTGCTGTTTTAATAAACAAAGGAATACACATACTAGTTCCATTATTCTTCTTTTTAGCATTTGAAATAATAACAGAAGGAGTTTCTTTACAAACAAGAGCAATCAGAGAATAATTAGGAGCTACTAGAATAGAAGTAGTTTTGTCAACTAAATACTCAAGAGGAATCTCACTAAGTTTAGTAGGAAGATTGTATTCTAACTCTACATTCTTACCTGTAACATCTTTGCTAAGTTTAAATTTAATCATAATGTATAAGTTATTTAATTTTTAAAATAAGACTACTATTGAAACTGAAGGTCAACTTGTAGTCCGTTATTGTGATACAAATATAGATATTTACTTAATTGTATCAAAATCCATTAAGTTAAATTAACTTAATGTAAAAATAATCATATAAATTTCATTTTATCAAGCATATATAATAAAGGTATAAATATAATAAGGTATATTTGCATCAGGAGCACTGCGGAGATATACAGCGGTATAATAATGACAAGTACTTAAATAAAGGAAAGTCTCTCAAGCGTTCTATATTAAGTATGGAGTGTTGTAGATGTTCGGTAGCCGAAAGTGAGAACAGGTCAACAAATACCTTTAATATCTACTCTAGATACTGCTAGAGATTCTATACAATTAATAGTAACCAAACTATTGTGTGGAAAGTCTTGCTCTAGTGGGAACGGTGCAGTAAGGAGAACTCCTCCCTTAACACATAGGAGAACTCTGAAGATATATTATTTGATTTACAAAGTTGATAACTGTAAGTCTTATAATAATCTAATGACTTATTATGCTTATAGTTATAATAATGATATTATTAATACAACTTCAAACTTCAGGACTTTATCGACTTGTTGATTTTATTATATGTATATCTAAGCATTGCTCTAATTAAGAAGTTGTTATTATAATATATAATTCATGTGTTATGACCACATAAATTGAAGATGCTACGAGTTGTGAAACTAGTAGCATTTTTTATTGCCCTAAAGTTAATGATACTAGACATAATAAATATAGTAGCTCCCCCGTAGAAGAAATGTATGATGAATAAACTCTTGCTAGTTATAATTAGTTATACTAGTCAAAGAGTGAATTATATCATAATCCCTTCTACGGGGGAGTTAGTTTTACTATCAGTGAAGATGATGAAGAAGCGTCAGCTTCTGAAACATCTGAACGGAATTATAGTCATCAAACATCTAGCTCTACTAGCAGTAATAGTTATAATCATAATAATATGATTGCAGTTAGATGATAATATAATAATGAAATTATAACTTTAGATTATAATGATAGTAGAGTTAAAACTAAAACTAGAGTTTGAGATAGAGCTTAAATTGATAATGATTATAACAATTATAATATTAAAATTGACGCTAATAATGATGATAGTAATAGTATAAATATAGTAAAGGATTGGGAAATAATGATAATGATAAAGATACTAAGAGTGATAATTATAAAAGTAATAATGTTATTGATAGTAATAAATAAAACTTTATAGGTGTGAGTGGGGTAATTATATTGATAATGGTAATAATAGTAAAAGAAATAATGAATACAGAAGTTTGTAAATACAATAAAGCAAGTAAAATTAAAGGTGTGAATAAATAAATATAAATAAATGAGGTTATAGGTGTGAGTGGGGGTGTATGTACTGCAACCCCTGGCTCTCAAAGTAAGAGTTGAATCACCCCCGTCCTCGACAACAATAAAAAACCAACTTCTCACATCAATAAAAAACCAAGTCTTGGCAGAAAAGGCTTCTGCCCTTGATTAATTAATTAAACAAATTATCATTATGGAAAAGAAGACTATGGTACTGAGCGTTAACTTTACTAATCTGTTCAACGACAAAGAAGACAGAATGAAGCTTGGCTTCAAGTTCAAGGAGAAATTTGATGCTCGCAAAGTAGACAAAACTACTGGCGAATACATCATAACCAAGGACAACGAGTTATCCTTCACGAAGAAACAGTTCGTATTCAAATTGCAGGACAACTTTGTCATTAACTTAATGGCGACAAACCTAAAGTTTGAAGAACTATTACCTATTGAGGTAACAACAATCTTCAAAGATGTCAAACTTACTATCGACCGTACTCGCCTTGAAGAAGGTGATACATATCTCGATATTGACGGTAATGAACAGACAGCTGACGGTGAGATGTTTCTTACTGAACTCAAAGACATTGAGTTCACAGACAAAAACATCAATGCAATCAAAGCTGCCATACTTGGTCAAGCTCCTGAAAAGGACAAAGACAAAGTTGCTGCAATGCTCGAAATTGTACTCTAATTAGCTTGGCTAATCATGCTGACCACCACAAAGGTCGTTGGCATGATTAGCCTGCTAATCATTGTCGTTCGACAACAACTAAACAAGCAACTGACAACAATAAACAAACAAGTCTTGACATCAATAAAAAAACAAGGTTCGGTAACAACACATCAAAATAGTGGTAAGACTTATGTAAAAGTTTTATAAGACTTATTGATGTTGCAGCTCTTGAAGCTGTTGTAAGTGTTGTTGCTGATGGTTCATCTTGACCATCTAAAACATTTAGAGATATACCTTAAATTCATCAAGGTATTAAAATATGTGATGATATAACTAATTTAAATAATGGAGTACATTATTATGAATAAAATGAAAATTAAAACTTATGGTGAATTTGTTTTTGGTCATTATCGTAATGGCAAAGACATACTTAGAACAAAGGATATTACTGATAATCAAGTAATGGATGCTATTGGTAAATCTAAAGTGTTCAATGTAAGAGATTGGTTTGGTCATGTAGATGAAGTTAAGTTTACTATTACTAATATAGAGAAAACTGAATATGGTGATTATATTTACACTGTAGAAAGTAATAGGGATAATGTACCTGTTAGATACTTCCCTTCTCCTCATCAAATCCTTATTGATAATGATACTATTGCTTCTCCAATATCTTATAGTGTTTTATCTGTTTAAACTACTCTTATCTCTCCTGATAATCTCGTTACAATCGGGAGAGATAATACTCTTAAATAAATAGCAATAATATTAATAATAAATATAAAACTTATACTCTTATGAATAATTTCTTTCTAATTGAAGACCCTATAACAATATTTGATGTTGAATATATCGATGATACATTAGATGATATATCTAATGAAATTGCCGATAAAGAAGATTGGAACAGCTTTGATGATATGGATGATTGGCAAGAGCTTGACCCTGAGTTTGAAGAAGCTTATCAACAAAGAAGTTATCTAGAAGACATTGTTATAATGAAAACAGATATACCTATAGAAAAAATAAGAGATATGTCTGATGAAGAATTAAACGATATACTTGATAAATTAGAATTATAAATAAAACAAATAAAGACATTGATTATGATTAATGAAGAGAAAAACAAACTGTTTTATAAGACATTAGCGATGCTAATTGTTGGTACTGTAAGTATAGTTATTGTACTACTTATAATAAATGATATATGTTGTAGTATTTTTCCTACTATAAGTAATCCTATTATAGTTTTTACTATAGTAGTTCTATTTACTACTGTAGGATTAAACTGCTTAATATCATTTGTAAAACTTTGGAACAAGTTATTCTTATAGATTTATTCTTTTATCTTATAACTCCTAATGATAGTATTTAAACTATTGTTAGGAGTATAATTTATAATCAATTTATTAATAACAATTTTAAAACTTTTAATTATGGAAACTCAGAAAGTATTGAGCCAGCTGATGGCAGTTAAAGAGAATGAGAACGTAAAGGACTTGGTGGTTCGCAACATTAATACCAAGGACATGTCTACATGGACAAGAGTAAGTGTAACTCTTGATAAACCTGTTAAGGGCTATGTTGTAGACCAAGAGACTGGTGAATATGTTATTGGTACTACTAATGTTATATATGTTAGTACTTTCTCTCTTATAGCAGCTATGAGAGAGAATCCTGACCTTGCCTTTGCAGGTAATCATTTGATTGAGCATCCTACGGCTATTGGAGTAGTCTTTAGTGGTGCTAAGATTGATGTTATTCTTGAAAAGGTAACAGAAAATCAGGAATATAAGAATCCATTTAGTGATAATGCTGTTGATTCAATTATTGAGCATGATAACTATTTTGCTCATATCTATAACATAAGACTCTCTGAAAGAGGTCTTAAAATGATAGATAAGATAGCAGATAAGATGCTTGGATTCGATTAATATATTATTGTGCTAGTGATGCTAATATTAATATTGGTATTACTAGCACTTTAATAAAACATGTATAACAAATAAACATTATAAAGATTATGATGTACTTTTTTAAATCGTCTCATAAGGATGAGACTAGAAGTCAGATAAGCGTTCTTAGTAATAGTTTTGAACAAGCTCTTATAAGAGTTAGTCAATATTTTACTAACAAAGGGTTTATTGGAAAACCTATACAAATTAGTTTTATTATTGGTGCACTTATGTGTATCAGTAGTATTAATTGTTATGCTGCTAAGAATGATACTCTTGCAGTAAATAATAATCTTATAACTAAGGTTATTAAACATAAAACTACTAATACAAAAGGTAAAGAAATAATCAAATACTATTTTGTTTATAATGGTAATCTTATATCTACATCAAAGACTGTTGTAGATAAGTACGAGCTTGCAAAAGCTTATGATGTAAGAATTGCTCTTATTATTATTAAAAATAGAAGAATTGCTTTGAACTAATTCATTTAATAGTTATCTTTGTTCATGTTAAATAATAAATAATATCAATATGAATGAAGATAACTTTATAGATGAATTTTCTCTCGATGAAGTAGAGGTTGATAATGATTGTATATCTGATGATATAGATGATTATGACCTTTATGGTGAAAGAATGGTTGGTGATGATAAGGAATCATATACTAATATTGAATTTGAATAACAATATAACAAAAGACTTATTATGAGTAAAAATAATCCTACTAAAGCTGAGAAGTGTAGAAGTACTAAACTCAGCAAATGCGATGTTTCAACATTAGTTGGCATCATCCTTAGAAAAGATGCTAAGGAAAAGAATTTAAATGACAAAGTTAAAGCAACTACTAATGAGAATAATATTCTCCATGAAACTGTAGCTGGTTTAACAAATAAAGTTGATTCTCTTGAAAAACAACTTAAAACATTTAATGCTATATTTGCTACTAATAAGCAAATACTTGAATCAACTAAGACGGATAATAAACGTCTTACAGAACACATAAGTGAACTAGCTTTCAATTATAGTAAAGCTAGACATAAAGCTATGTATATGTATATAATAAGTGTTATACTTATTAATATAGCATGGATAATATTTGCATGTGTACAGTAATAATTTTTTTCATCTTACTAAAATTTAATTTTTGTGCCGCTATTGCTTGTGAAAGTAGTAGCGGTTTTATTTATAAACTAATTAAAGAAGACAATTATGAAAAAGAATATAATTTTAATAATAGTATGGATTGTATTAGTATGTGCTGGAATAATTATTTATTTTCAGCATAAAACTATAATTGAACAACATAGTACTATAAATGAACAGCGTAACACTATAAATGATTTTAAATCATATTATAATGCAACTGAAGATTTGTTAGAAAGTATTGATTCTGATATAAATATATCAGATACTTATATGTGTGGTGATATAGGTGCTGATTATTTCTATGCTGTCAGTAAAATAAATGATAGTATTAGAGTTAAGACATCTGATTATAAACCTATAAACAATCACTATTATGGAGAATAAATCTTCTGATAAACTTCTTGATGTTTTTCTTAATAATAGACATCAACTTCCTAATCCTCCTGATGTTGTAGAACTTCCTGATGATGTTCTAAAAGACATTTGGGAAGACCACGAAGCTGACTACTGGGTATCATATAATAAAGAGAATCCAGTAGACCTATAATATTTCTTTTCTGCCGGCTTCAAATCAATTTGACGATATATTTATCAGATAAGAGATTTGAAGCATTTATATTGAATTTTCAAAAAATTAAATAAACAACGTATATCTTCTAGCAAGTGTAGTTTATACTACGGCTTATGGTGCGAAACCAGCTAGAAGAACTAAAGTAGAAGATAATATAACTCATAACCTCTTCTACGGGGGAGTTAGTACTGCCCTTAATCGTAAGTGTACTAATGTTACTAATATTATTAATAATTTAAATTTACTGTAAAATGGCAAAGAAACATGATGAAAGTAAGGATTTGTTTAGAGTATCTAAAGTTTGTGGTATTGACTATAACGACAAACTCATAAGAGTTCGTGACAAATCTAGAATTGGTATCAAAACATGGGGAAGAATTGATTTTCTTGTTCATTATTGTAACTGGCGTTGTATATATGATAGAACAGCTGCAATAAGTGATAGGTCTGATGAATCTAATAAGAGTTATAGAGAAATCAAGAAAGAAAATAAACAACGTAAGTTAACTGATAAACGTGATGGAAATAAGAGGTCTAAAGCTAAAGCTCAAGGTTAATAAACCTAAAGCTAAACCTAAACGTTTAAATAGTAAAACTAGCACCCCCGTAGAAGAATGTTATAAGCGTGTATCTCTACTTGTTGTTGGTACTGTTGTTTATAAAGATAATTCTTATTATGCTCATATATCTAAAGATGATTTAGATGGTAGATTATATCCTAATTCTACTATACCTATTGAAATCAAAGATTATGAGATTCCTTTTACTGATGATAGTTACAATCTTAGATATAGAAATGTTATATTTGAACGTGGTAAAAAGCTTGTATGTTATATATTAAGTTTGTTTACTGCTTCGATTAATAGTTCTTATTCTGATAGATATGTACCTTTTAGTCCTAATTGGTATATAATTGGAAATATTGTAAGTAATGGTACTAAACTTAAATTTGAATTTAAACGTTTAGGTAATCGAATTGATATTAATGAAAGAATTAAAAAAGATGATATAAATGATTATGAAGAATGACAACTATAAGATTAAATGAAGCTAGTAAAGCTAATCTTAGAGATAGTTCTGAAATTACTAATTTTACAGACGACCAACGTAAAGCTTATTTTGAACTTATAAGTTTTATTAATGAGCCTTATAATCCTAATGATTGGAAACGTGCTCTTGTTGGTCCTGGAGGTGTTGGTAAAACTTATCTTGTAAGAACTATTATTAAGAATTGTAATATTTCTTATTCTATGATTGGTCTTGCTACTCCTACACATAAAGCTTGTAGAGTTCTTAGAACTTCTCTAGGTTCAGATGTTAGTAGTAAGGTAAATACTCTTCAATCAGATTTAGGTCTTAGACTTAATTTTGATGTTGAAAAGTTTGATATTAATAATCCTCCGTTTGACCCTAAGAGTAAACCTAAAATAGATGAATATCAACTTTATATAGTTGATGAAGCATCTATGATTAATAGAGGTTTAAGTACTTATCTTGAACGCAAATTAAAAGAAAATAGGATTAAACTTATTTATATTGGTGATGACCATCAATTAGCACCTGTAAATGAGAAATTCAGTCCTGCTTTTAAAAGTATCAAAACTCATAAACTTACTCAAATTGTAAGACAAGAAGAAGATAATCCTCTTATACCATTACTCGATATGCTTAGAAAAGATATAGATAATAAATCTTATAATTTTCTTAGTTATATAAGTAGAGTTAAAGAAGTATTTGATGAAACTAACACTAAAGGTTTTAGAGTTTTAAAAGGTGATGATTTTGGTAAAGAAGTTATTACTCAATTTTCAGACCCTCAGATAACTATTAATACTGATAGTGTTCGTATTCTATCTTACACTAATATGTGTGTTTCTAGTTGGAATAAGTTTATTCGTGAGATTATAATTAAAGATGGTGAAAAATCAGTTATAACTAATAATGATTTGATAACATCTTATACAACTATAGTTGATGAATTTAATTCCATCATAATTAGAAACAGTGAAGACTATATTATAAATGATATTGTAAACTATAATCATCCTACTTATAAAATTAAAGGTTTTATGATTAAATTTCAAGCCATTCATGGTGGTGAAATAGCTAAACCTTTATTTGTACTTGACCACACTGATAGATTTAGTGTGCAAATGTATATGAAATTAAGTAATAGTCTTATAGAACATGCTAAATCTGCTAGAAGAAATATGAGAGCTGCTGCATGGAAAGAATATTATAAGTTTAAAGAAGGTTGTCTTCTTGCAACAAATATTGTTCGTACTAATGGAGAAGTTCTTTATTCTAGAGATTTAGATTATGGTTTTGCTCAAACTGTTCATAAGTCTCAGGGTAGTACTTATGATAATGTTATGATTGATGTTAACGATATTGTTTATGATAAGAATGGTCGTCCTTATACAGATGTTGTTGAAACAAATAAGCGTTTGTATGTAGCTTTATCAAGAGCAAAATACAAGGCGTTTCTAAAGTTTGGATAAGCGTAGACCTACATTCCTTTAGTTCTGTCGGCTTGAATGTCTTTAGCTGATTAATCTATAAGTAAACACATTTAAGCTCCTCAGATTGAATTTTCAAATAATTAAATAACTATTAATATTAAAGATATGTGTCAAGAAGAAATAAAACATGAAGTTGCTGAAACTAAAAAGTGTTCTGTTTGCGGCGAAGTTTTACCATTAGATATGTTTACAAGACGTGGTGCAGGTAGAGAAAATATTTGTATCAAATGTAAACGTAAACAAAGTGGTCAATCTGAAGCTTTAGCTCAATTTACTCCTAGAGAGTTGATTGAAGAACTTAAAGCTAGAGGTTATAAAGGTAAACTTACATATACTATTGTTAAAACTTTAAATATATAAATTATGAGTAAACGTAGAAATAAATCTAAGAGTAATATTCCTAATCCTTATAGACTTAGGATTGATGAAGTTAAATATAACATTAATGATAAACGTATAGAATGTGTTATTAGATATGTTAATCCTATAACAAACAATTTACAAATATCTAAAGGTGTTGCTAATTGTAATCCTAAAGATGTATTTGATGTTGAAGTAGGTAAACATTTGGCTGAAGGAAGAGCTAAATACAACATGTATAGAGGATATAGAGAATACATAGATAATATGATGAATGATGTATTCATTAAATATGATAAACTTCTTAAAAGAGAAGCTGTGCATATCCAATATATTATAAATGAGTTGTAGTAAGTGTCCTCTTAGGATGTTCAATAATAAGTGTTATAATCTACAACCTGTAGGTAATCCTCTGTATGGAAATGCTATTGTAGTTCCTAATGTAGATTATAACGCTTATAAGAACAAAGGAATGAGTTTTAGTAAGTATGTAGAAGTGATTAAAGACATAATATCTTCTACGGGGGAGCTAGATGATTATTATGTTATTCCTCTTATACGTTGCAGACTTGCTAAAGAATGTCCTATAAATAGTGAAATATTAACTAATTGTTCTGCTTATTTTGTTAGAGAAATAGCAAAATATAAACTTAGACATGTAATGCTTCTTGGTGATGCTGCTAAGTTTTGGCTTAACATAGATAATATAGGTTCTTATACAGATTCTGTTATATGTGATTCTAAAACTAGAACTATATATAATGTTTCTTACTCTCCTTTTGTTAAATACATAGATGATAACAAATTTGAAGATTTCAAAGGTCATCTAATTAAATGGTATAATAGTATTAAAACAGGTATTTATGATTATGATATTATTAATATATGATTCGTAGTTGGGCTTATGATGTAGAGATATTTCCTAATTTATTTAGTATTACTTTTGTTAATCTTCAAGATTATCTTAAAGTATTTGCTGATTGTGGAACTGATGCTCTAACAGATAAATATAAAGTAAGTGAAATTAAAGATAAACTTGAAACAGTAGAAAGTAGAATATTTTATATAAGTGATACTGATGATTCTCAAATCCTTAAACTAGTTTCTTTTATAAATGATATGGAAGCTAGATTTGATGATAATGGTAATCCTATTAGATATGACTTATTTGGATATAATAATCAAGCTTATGATGATATGATGATTAAAGCTTTTCTTATGAACTTTAATCGTTATGATTCTTCTACATCTCTCATAAAGTATCTTTATGAATTAAGTAAAAAACTTATTTCTCTGCAAGATGATAAATCCGCATTATGGGCTGATAAAGAACTTGATTATATACGTAAGTTTAGACTTCCGTATGCTACTGTAGATTTGTTTAAAGTTTATGCTTTAAATAGTGCTGGAGTAAATATAGATAAAGATGGTAATAGAAATAAATTTGGTAAAAGTCTAAAGATGGTTTCTATTAATCTTAAATGGCATGAACTATTAGATTTTACATTACCTCCTATTGATGAAGGAGAAGCTGAAATTTATAGAAAGAAACCTAATTATAGAGGATTTAGTATTGAACAACTTAATGCTTTATATACTAATGACTTTGATAGATATGTTCTTCCTAAATATGTAGAGCCTATGCTTCATTATAATAAGAATGATGTTTATTTAGTATGTGAAATAGCAAGACAAAAACCTGAAGAAATAAAACTTAGATATAGTCTTGGTCATGCTTTTAATCTTAATCTATTGTGTAGTGCTAGAAGTAATATAGCTGATAGACTTTTATATAAGTTCTACTCTGAAATGAGTGGACTTAAAGTTGAAGCTTTTAAGAAACTTAGAACTGAACGTACTCGTCTTAGTTTTAATAAAATTATATTTCCTCATATATGCTTTAAAACAAAGCAACTTCAAGATATTCTTGAAGATATGAAACAAATATATATTTATCATACTAATAAAGATGCGTTTTGTAAAGAGTTTACTTTTTATGATACTACTTATACTTTAGCAACTGGTGGACTTCATAGTCAAGATAGACCTGATGAACTGAAAAGCGTTGAAGGTAAATATACTTATATTCATTATGATATAAGTAGCTTTTACCCAAGTGTTATGGTTGCTTATAATATAGCACCTAAACATCTTAACCAACGTATATTTACGAAAATGGTTGATTATTTTAGAGTAACACGTATTAAATGTAAACATACAGCAGATGAAGTAGAACAATTTATCAAAGGCGTTCACAATAAGCTTAGTGCTGAAGCACTTAAAATTGTTATTAATGCTATATATGGTAAGTTTGGCTTTGCTGATTACTTCCTCTATGATAGGTTTGCTCAAATGCAAGTTACTATTAATGGTCAACTTATGGTTCTAATGGTTATTGAAGCTCTTGAACTTAATGGTATTCATGTTGTATCAGCTAATACTGATGGTATAATTGTCAAATTACCAATAGATAAAGAAGAAGATTTTAAACGTATAACTAGTGAATGGTGCGCTCAAAATAAACTTGAAGCGGATAGTGAACGTTATAAACTTTTTGTTGCTAGAGATATTAATAATTATGTCAATAAACAACAGAATAATAAACTTGAATATAAAGGTGCTCTAGACCCTAAACAATATATTAAAGATTTGAAGAAGGGTTATGATATGCCTATTGTAGCTAAAGCTGTTTGTGATTATTTTCTTAATGGAACTCCTGTTATAGATACATTAAAGTCTCATAATAATATTCTTGATTTTTGTAAAACTCAGAATGTTGGAAAGCAATTTGATGTAGTTTATGATAGAGTTATTAATGGTGAAGTTAGGACTATAGAAAGTCAACGTCATGTTAGATTTTATGTTAGTCTTAATGGTGTCATAATATATAAGAAACATAAAACAACTGAAGCTAAATCTGTTCTAGCTAGTGGATTACCAGTTACTATTCTTAATAGTTTAGATGATAAACCTATTGAGGAAAGAGGTATAGATTATAAGTATTATTATAATGAAGCTTATAAGATTATAAATCCTATAAAACTTGGTATATCTCCTAATAGAAAAGGTGATAGTAATAAGAAACTTCTTAGTGGAAAAGTTATGCTTAAACGTAACTTTGGTTTGTATAATAGTTTATTTGATGATGAAACTAATGAATAATATAACAATATGATTGAAACAGAACTATTTAATGTTGCTGTTAATCAATGGAGAGATAAAAAAGGTATTGGTACTATGATTTGTCCTAAACCTCTTGATTGTTCTATTCCTTTGATAACAGTATTATCAAATGTACTAACTCGTAGTCCTACTGCTAATATATTAATATTAGTAGATGGATTTACTGATAGACTTGAAGTTGTTAATAAGTTTAAAGAATTAAACGATAAAGGAGAAACACTTCTTCTTTCTAAGTTTAATGATAAACATATTTCTATTTATAGTCAAGATTATAATGATGGTCATGAAAGACAAACTAATGTTTTTCTAACTATATGTTATAAAACTAATACTATAAGTGAAAGTACTTATACAACTTTATATCTTAGTAGATTTAAACTTGTTATTATAGATAAAGTTTTAGATAATAAATCTATGACTTATTTATCTAAAGTTTGTCCTACTCTTGATACATTTAGACAACAAGAACTCGATGCAGTTCGCATTAACACCCCCGTAGAAGAATTATTGATACCTTTACGTCTTGATTCTGACTCTGAAGATGCTAAACTTCTAGATAAATATAACAAAGAAATTTCTACATCTATAAATATATTTGGAAGTTTCGATGTTATGAATGAAGCAAGAATAGGTAATAGTAAAACTAATACTTCTGCTTTGGATGTATGTAATCGAATTGCTAAAGATAATGGTTGGGATTTAAATCTTGATATGAGTATTGAACTTAATCGTGAAATTGATAAGTATTATAATCCAATCGCTATTAATGATAGAGCTTCTAAAACATTTGAATTAATTCGTCTTAGAAGTAATCTTCTTAGTGATAACAACATAAAACTTAAAGAAATTAATGATATAGTTGAAGAAAATAAAGATAAGAAAATTCTAATCATTAATAAACGTGGAGAATTTGCTTCTGATGTAACTAACTATCTTAATACACTTAATGATAAAGATATATGCGGAAATTATCATGATAAAGTTGAAAACGTTATAGCTATAGATGATAACGGTAATATTATTTATTATAAAAGTGGTGCTAAGAAAGGACTTCCTAAATATTTAGGTGTTACAAGTCAAAAGAAACAATCTCAACGTAATTTCAATCTTAACAAGATTAATGTACTATCTACTTCTAATTCTCCTGATAAAGATTTAGATATTGATGTAGATGTTGTCATTATAACAAGTCCTTTGTGTGAGGATATACGTTCTTATTTGTATCGTATGAGCAATCTAAACGTGTCTAATCCATTGAAACTATATACCTTATATATAAAGGGTACTATGGAAGAAAAACGTATAGAAGAAAGAAAATATGATAGATATAGAACTGTGTCTACAAAAGAAATTGATGTTGATATTGAAAATAATGATGATTGTGTTGTTGTAGATTAAAATAATGTTTGTATATTTGCAATGTAAAACAAAACAAGCTCTTTGATATAATGAATAAACAAGAAGAACATAAAGTTGATAATAATCAACTTGTTAAGAGTTCTAGTAATAACTTGAATATAATTAATCTTCTTGATGAAAAACAATTAGCTGCTGCTGAAGTTTTTCTTAAAAAGATTATTGCTAGTGACAAAGGCGGTGTTAAAAGCGTAAATGAAGGTCTTGCAGTTCTTATGAGAGCTAATGACTTAAATCTTCCTTTTAGTACTTGTATAGAACATATTCATGTTATTAACGGTAAAACAGGTGTAGATGTACATATCATCAAATCGTTGTTATCGAGGGCAGGAGTAACATGGGAAATGAGTAAAGATTATGCTCCTCAGTATCAATATACTGACGGTAATACGATTTATCTTGAAACACAACTTCCCGAATATGTTGTGAGATGTAGAACTCCTAAAGAAGCTGAAGAAAAAACTACTGATGATAAAGTAGGTGTTTATCCTCTTAGATATTATGCTGATTTAAAAGGTAATATGTTTAATGAACTTGAACTTAATGCTCAATGTGTTAAATGTATAAATCGTTTTCAAGCTATAACTGTTGCTAAAGAAGGTAAATATCCTGTTGTCAGAGTTCCAGCTCAACCTATTGATTTTGTAACTGAATATACTTTTAAAAGATATAAAGTTATAAATGGAAAAGAAAGAGAAATAACAGCTAAAGGTCATTTCAGTTTTACTGAAGCTCAAACTGCTGAATTATTCACTAAAGATACTTATAAAAAGTATGCTAGAATAATGATTGCTAATAGAGCTTTTGTATTTGGAGCTAGAGATATAGCAGATGATTTGATTATGGGTGTTATGGAAACTAGTGAACTAGATGTAGTAGTTGGTAATTCTAATCCTAGTACCGATTACTATGAAGATTATACAGAAATAAAGGATTAAACAACTCCTATTGGAGATAATAATAATTAATTAATTACTAACAATTTAAATTTTACAATTATGACTAATTCAAATTTGAAGTTCGGTTTCGGTTTCAGTGCTGTTAATGATTCAGTTAAGGCTAGTGCAGTAGAGGTTAAACCTCAGATGATTGTTCGTTCTACTGATGGTGCATTTACACTTACAGCTCCAGCTGCTAAAGCTCTTGCTATTGCTCCTGGTGATTATGTAATGTTTATGAACAACATTGACCAGATTGAAGCAGCTATTGCAGCTAAGAATCCTGATATTGTTAAGTTTGCAGAAGATAATGGTCTTTCACTTGATGTTAAAGCAGATGTTGATTCTATTGTTTCTTCACTTACTCAGTGGGTTATCGCTAAGGGTATTGCTAAGAAGAAGGCTAATGGTACTCCTATGATGTGTTCTGTTCGTATGACTAAGGCTGATAAGGCTGCTTGGTTGAAGGACAATATGGCTGCATTTGTAGCTGAGAATCGTGACGAGCTTATTGCTAAGTATGAGCTTTCTGCTGAAGCTACTGATGAAGAGATTGCTTCTAATGTATCAGTTGATGATGTTGCTTCTCCAATGGTAGAAGATTTCAAGGGTTGTAAAGTTGCTACTACTTCTTCTGCTACAGGTGTTGGTGTTCAGGTTAACTTTACTTATGCTGCTCTTTGGAATCAGCTTAAAGCAGACCTTGAGGATAAGAAATCTAAGAATCGTATCTTCGATGTTGACCTTGATACTACTATTAACACTGTAGTAAACAATGGTTTTGAGGATGTTGATGTAGTTGCATATCCTATCAACTTTGCTGAGGATGTAGACCCAATGCGCCGTGGCGAAAATAAAGACTAATTTCTTGTTTATTTTTAGAAACTAAATCGTAAATTTGAGGGAGAATTAATAGCAATATTAGTTCTCCCTTTTATATTAATATTAATAGTAATAAACTTTAAAAACTTAATTAAGTTATGGTAAGTACAGAAAATGCAGCTAATGTACAGGCTGCTAAAAGAGTTAGAAGAGGTGTAAGTAATGCAACTAAAGCTGTTTCTCATCTTAAATTTCATGAGAAAGATGCAGCAGCTAACGGTTTGTTTGTAGGTCAGCTTTCTGACGTAAGAGTTGAATCATCTGTTAATGCAGATGGTAAGACATTTACAGGTCTTGAAGTTCCTCGTCTTACATTTGAATTTACTTCTTGTCATGCTAATGCTAATGAGAAAAGATATGTATATCAGACATTATTCCCGATTGAAAGTAATGTTGATACTATTCCTGAAGGTAAAGATGAATGGAGAGTTAATGCTGTTCTTGCTTGGATAAAGCATATTCTTGATGTATTCTATCTTAAAGGACGTGAGCTTACTCCAGCTGAAGAAGATTCTCTTTCTCTTGACTTTGTAGATTATGAGGAGAATAATGGTGTGATTGAATATGTATCTGTTGAACCTGAAACAGTTCTTGCTGCATATAAGAAGTTGTTTGAAGCTGCTGCTGCTATGATGAATGGTAGCTATGCAGACAAGGATAAAGAAGCAACTGGTAAACCTTGTTATAAAGATGCTAATGGTAAACCTCTTCCTGTATGGATGAAGTTACTTCGTTATGTAAAGAACAAGAAAGGCGAGTGGACTGCTGTTTCTCGTGGAGAACTTTCTTTCCCATCATTTGTAGGTGAAGGTTGTCTTGAGCTTATGAAAGCTAAAGAGTTCCCTAAAGTAATTCGTATTGATGTTACTAAGGAATCTATAACTCCAAAGGAAGTTAAGAAGACTCCTACTATTGGAACTCCAACAATGCCTGGTATGGCTGGTATGCCTGCTATGGGAGGTGTAGTTGCTGCTCCTGAAGTTAATATTGGTGCAGCTCCTGCTAATGAAGCATACGAAGGAGCAGGTGGTGATATGCCTTTCTAAACTCTAAATAGTACTGCTAATGGTTAAGGTGATAGATTAATTTCTATCACCTTTTATTTTGTTATTACAATTCAAATATTTATATTTGTAATATGAATAACAATTAACATTACAAACAAATGTATAAAAGAACTCCTAATACGTCTAAACTAACTAAAGCTTTTATTGAATCTAAAATATCTCAAGAAGCTATAGTTAGTAAATATCTTAATATACCTATGGAAGTTGTTCAAGATTGTATCAATCATGGACATCTAATCAAATCTGTATTTCGTGATGATGATTATAATAAATCTATGGGTATTATATATAACAGAAAAGGAAGACTTAAAGTTCGAGATTTTGGTGGTTTTGGATTTTTTGATGATGTATATGGAGTTGTAGCTTATGTATTATCTAATATTTATGATAGACCTATAAGTACTGACAATAAGCAAGATTTTTATTTTGTTCTTAAACATATAGCTAGTACTTTTTCTGATAATATTGAAGGTAAAGTTATTGATGAAAATGTTGATGAAGATATTGTCAAAGCTTTATCTAAAGGAAGAAGTAAGAAAGCTATAATAGAAATTGTTCCTAGACCTTGGAATCAACAAGATAAAGCTTATTGGAACTCTATTGGTATTAATCTCAATTTTCTTAATGCTAATTTTGTTATTCCTGTAGACCAATATTATATTAATCGTGTAACTAATTCAGACCCTAAATATCATTATAAAGAGTCTGACCCTTGTTATGCTTATATGCTTGGTCAAAATAAGCAAGGTATATATCTGATTAAACTTTATTTTCCTTATAGAGATAGAAGTAAAGAACTTAAATTTATTACTAATTGTAATGTACTTGAAGGACTGCCTAATCTTGAAAGAAATGATTATGATTATATTATTATAACTAAATCAAGTAAAGATAGATTAAGTATAGGAAGTCATTTATCATCAACATTCTTCTACGGGGGAGCTGGTGATAAACTTCATATAGGTGTCATAAATCTTCCTAGTGAAAATTATAAACTTAAAACTAATGAATATGAGTGGTTAAAGAATAAACTTAATAAAAATGGTCTTATTGTAAGTCTATTAGATTTTGATACTACAGGTAGATGTGGTGCTAAATATCTATACGATAATTATAATATACCTTATATCTTTATTACTAGAGGTGAATTTGGTTTATATAATTATGGTGGTAAAGATTTTAGTGATTTACATAAATGTTATAGTATTAAACAACTTAATCAATTTATTAATGAAACGATAACCTATGCGGAAATCAAATTTAAAGCTGAAAATAGTCAAGTTTCCTATATGCAGAGACTATCAGAGTTTAATTTGCCGTACTAATAAACATTATCATATTGAAATATATATGACACATATTAATGGTGTTGAAGAAGATAAAATTATGTTTGGAGAAGAACAAGTTCTTAAACGTGGTGATAAATCTTTTAAAATATCAAAGAACAATGTTTATTTTTATGGTAGTATAAACTTTAATACTGATAGTCCTGATTATAAAGAGATTGAAACTATGGATATGTTTGATTCTAACGACACTAGAGGTATTGAAATTCCTGTAAATTATATTTATAAAACACATAGTGTTATATTAAATATAACTGAAGATAATCCTAAACCTAGGGTTAAAACTATTGATACTTTTAATTTTGCTAGAATTTGTCAATATAAACATGGTTGTTTAGGTAAACCAACTAAAGTAGTTGTTTTTAGATATGATAGATAAACAGTATATAAAAGAACTTACAAAAGTTGATGCTGAATTTATTCAACATGAACTTGAAAAAGATACTCCTAATGAAGTAATTCAAGGTTTATTTAAATTTATAGATTGCTCTAGAAGAAGTCCTCTTGATAATAGAAGACTTATTCAAACAATAGATTTTGCTTATAGACTTTATAATGGTTATATTCTATTTATTTTGACTAATTATAAAGTTGTTAAAGAAGATGTTGTTAGAGAGAATTGGGAACATATTCATAATAATAATCTTGAATATGAAAAACATTTTCCTAATATCATTTATCAAAAAGCTAAACCTAAAATTAAAAGAAAGTCTAAAGCTAAAAGTAAACTTGAAGAAGAAAATAAACGTAATATTAATGCTAGAATAAGTGGACTATTTAAATTTAATGAAGCAAAATGAAACTTTATAAACGTAATGCTCAAGGTAAAGTTTTAGAATGGGAAATATATAAGAAAGATGATAAGATTATTTGTAATTATGGTCTTTTTGGTAAAGTTCCTCATACTGAAATATTAAATCCCAAAAGAGTTAAAGCGAATGAAATAGAATCTAGAATTAAAGCTAAACGTAAGGAAGGATATAAAGAAGCTATTGAACTTAAAGATAATGCTCCAATGGAGATTGCTAAAAGTTCTTTAGCTTCTTTTCTTGATATGTATTTACCTAAAAATAATACTACTCAAGATGGTTTTGTTCTTCCTATGTTAGCTAAAGTTCTTAAAGATAACAAACCTTTCACTAAAGCTGATTATATAGGTCAATATAAAATCAATGGTCTTAGATGTATAATTGGTGCTATTAAAAGTACTGATATGTTTAAACCTGTTAAACTTACATATCACTCTAGAGAAGGTGCTGAATGGAAACAACTATCTTGGATGGATGATGTAATTCTTCCTTATATAGGTACTCAATTACTTAATATGATGATTGAAGAAGGTGCTTGTCTTGATGGAGAATTATATCTACCTGGCTATCAAGTTAATGATATTAATAGCTTTGTTAAGAACCCATCTCTTCCACAACATTATAAACTTCAATATTGGTGTTATGATATATGTTGTGAAAATATGAATAATGCTATTAGAGACCAAATTAGATTTAGTCAAATCAATAGATTATCTTATCAATTTGATACTATTAATAGTCATCTTAATAACAAATCACAATTAGTTGTTGTTCCTAATGTTGTTATAAATTCTATAGATTCTGCTACATCTTATAGAGATAAATTTATTAATCTTGGTTTTGAAGGTCTTATTGTTAGAAACGTTTATGCTGAATATCAATTTGGAAAACGTAACTCTGCTATGTTTAAATATAAACGTATAGATGATGGTAAATTTCCTATAATTGATATTATTCCTGAAGGTATTCGTAAAGACCTTTGTAAACTAGTTCTTAAAAATGATATAAATGAAGAAAGTTTTGAATGTACTCTTAATGCTCCGCATGAGTGTCAAGAAAAGATTCTCAAAGAGAAAGATAATTATATTGGACTATATTATGCTATAGTTGAATTTCGTGAAAGAAGTGGAGTTAAACAAGTTCCATTCCATGCTAAAGCTATAGCAATCAAACATAAATAAATTAATATGAATTTAGCAGCTTATGATAAAATAGATAATAATATTAATCAATCTAATTCTTGGATTGATGTTAAAAGAAGAAAACTAGTGACTAAATGTCTTCCAAAAAGAAGATATTATTGTATAAGTAAAAGATATGATGATGAAGTCAACATTAATAGATATTTTCTTATTACTTTTGATGATAAACCTACTGATAGAAAAGTAAGAATAACAGATGTTGATACTTATGGAAGACAAAGATTTACACTTGGTGATATATGGAATCAAACTATTCTACAATATGCTACATCTGATGTTTGTGTTCATCTTAATACAGAAGTGACTGCTGATGATGGGGACATATATGAGATTGAGCTTAACTAACACCCTCGTAGAAGAATGTTGATTGTTTGAAAATGGCATGGTTTCTAGCTCATCTGCCGACTTCAAATTGTTCTCCTGATAGATTATTCATCTATCAAGTTATCTCTCGTTAGAATTAAAATTCTGAATATTTAATTTAAAAATAAAATAATTCATATATTTGAAGATATGAAAAAGGCTATTAAAAAAGTAGGTGCTGAACCTAAAATTAAAAGAAAATTTTATAGAAACGAAGGATTTCATGTTGGAGTTCATCGTGATGAATGGGGATTATTTGATTCTAAACGTAATCCTTATTGTTTTGTTAATGGTTATTTCTTTACTTATGGAAAATGGTTTATTCGTAATCATACTACTTTAGAAGATATTAAAAACTCTTGGGATGATTATTTTTATAATGGTAATATTTATAATGCTTGTTTTGGTATAATAGATAGAAAACGTAAGATTGCTGTTATTAAGGATGGTAATTATTATTCTTATTATTTAGAACATGCTGTTCCTGATAACTATACTATTTTACATGTTAACGAAATAAGAGATTTTGATATAACAAAACATCTTCATAAACTTTATACTGAACATTGTAAATATCTTATAGATAGATTTGTTAACCTTAACAGTGATTATTATCATGTTGTAAATAATAATAGAGCTAAAGTTATATTTAAATCTAACTATCTTCAAGACCAAATAGATGATGTTGTATACAAACTTGAAAAAGTATCATCTGAACATAATATATCTAGAACAAAAGATTTATTTGCAGGTAAAGAGCATTTCCTAAATGTAAGTAAAGGCTGGACATCTAAATATATCAAAGTAAAACATCCTACAATTAATCAGATAATTACAAATACTGTTTTTACTGATGAACAAAAAGCTTATATTGAAAAATGTAAGCTTTACAGTGAATATCGTAGTAATGGTATTGTTTGGAAAGATATTCTTACTAAAAGTAAGAAGGAGATTGTAGATAAAGTAGAACAAAAAGAAAGTGAATTTGATGTACGTTGGTCTAAAGCTATTGAAAGAGGTAAAGAAAATAGAGCAAAAGCTATAAAAGAAGCTAATTCTGAACAAACTCTAGAACAGTTTAGAAATGGTCATATACTTAATAATTATGTTACATATAAGTTCCCCCGTAGAGGACGTAACTTTAGTATACATTGGATGGATGAAATGACTAGAGCTAAATGTTTCAAAAATATTCAACTTAGACTGAATACTACAAACAATATTATTACTACAAGTAATAATGCTTCTGTTGACTTATCACAAGCTATTACTCTATTTAATGTTTTGTATGATAAATATTTTAGTCATTATGATTATACTAATACTGATGACTACTTTATTGATTTTACAAAAAGAAATATAAAGATAAACTATTATAATCTAAGACATATTTGTTTTACTGAAAAGAAAACTGATAATGGTGAAAGATTAGGTTATATGGAATGGAAAATACAAATAGGATGTCATGCTCTTTGGCTTGATGATATTAAAGAATTTTGTAGATATTATCATCTTGAAGATAGAGTGCATTTTGATTGTAGTGCTAGAAATATTAATCAATTAACTAATAAATAAATAATTATGGCTAGAAATAGAAAACCTAAAGAATCTGTTCAAATTCCTATTAAAGATAGAAAGTTAACAGATTGTGTTGATGAAAGTCTTGTAGATGAAAATGTATTATCATTTAGAGCTATTCAAGATAAACTTGTTAATATCTATGCTAAGAAGAATCATGATTATGGTGATAGTTTCAATCAAGGTTGTAATGAACTTGGTGTAGGTTATGCTTTTAGTAGAATATTCGATAAAACTAAAAGATTTCAAACTCTTGCTAAAGGTATTATGACTAATTCTCTTAGTATAGAAGTACAAGATGAAACTGTTGAAGATACTATTATGGATTTAGCTAACTATTGTGTAATGTATCTTGCATGGAGGGATAAACATATTCATGTAGGAGAAGCAGAAGCTAAACATTTTTCTATAATAGAAGGAAGAGATAATCAAGTTGATATAAAACATCCTTCTACGGGGGAGCTAGAATCTAATAATAATACTAATACTTATTATCATAAATTACATGATGAACTTTTTACTAATAAAGTTATATTACTTCAAGTAGATAGTAGGAAAGATTGTACTAATCGAGTAACAAGTAAATACGGTTTTGATTTATTTAGAGATGAAAATGATTATGTTTACATCAAAAGTGTTACTGGTGAACTTATAGATGTAACTATTGATGGTGAATATGTTATATGTATTATACAATAATAATGAGTTATGGAAAAATATAAAGTTATAAAATCTTATATTGAGACTGAATATGCTTATGTTGAAGCTAATTCAGAAGATGAAGCTATAAAGAAAGCAATAGAAGAAGATATTTGGGAAAAGAATCCTAATGATGATATATATCTTAATTTTGAATATATTGCTATTAGAGATAATGATTAATAATATAATATTTAATAGAATATGAAACTAATTAAATCTAATGTAGAAGAATGGCGTTGTGGTTATACTTTGCCTGAAATTTGGGCACATATTGCAAAATGTGCTAGAGTTTGTTATCAGAATGAACCTCGTAATAATGGAGAGACTGATGAAGAATTTGTCAAGAGAGTGATTCTTCGTAATCATTCTTTTGATGAAATAGCTAAAAGTAGAGAACTTCAACTTAAACTTCATCTTTCATGTCTTGAACATGGAACTGTATATCTTAATGTTCCTTATTTAGCTAATAAAGAAAAACTTTCTATATTCTTTTTTAATCAATATGATAAGTTTAAATGTTATAAAATAGAAGATAATTCTGATACTTATAACATTGCTATAACAACTAATATGAGATTTATTGTTGAAAATGGACGTACTGATTTATTAAATTATCTTTGTACTCCTACAAAATATCATTATCTTAGAACTACATTTAATATTATTACAGATATTGGTGTAGTAAGAGAACTTGCAAGACATAGAACTCATAGTATTAGTGAAGAATCTACAAGGTATTGTAATTATGGTAAATCTAAATTCGGCAATGAACTTACATTTATTATTCCTGAATGGGTTGAAACTCGTTGTCCTAATACTGAACATAGTGGTCCAAGTTCTGCTGATATATATTGGTCTTCTGCTTGTAAAGAAGCAGAAAGTAATTATCTTAGACTTCTTGAAAATGGTTGGACACCTCAACAAGCTCGTCAAATTCTTCCTCTAAATACTAAAGTTCAAACTATTCATACAGCATTTAATTCTGATTGGGATGAGTTTGTTAAACTTAGGGCTGATGCTTGTAGTGGAAGTGTTCATCCTAATATGAAAGTTATAGCTAATAAGATTAAAAGTTTAATGAGTAAAGAAAATGCCACAAACTGATAGTTTTATATCTGCTAATATAGATGCAGAAAATTTTAGCAGATTAGCAAAGGATATTGCATCTAATCAACAATTAGATGATGCTATTCAAATGCACAGATATGAAATGATGGAACGCTTTAGAACTCCCGATATACCTATGAATAGGTATGAACGTAGAGTTGCTAAAGCAAAGTATAATAGTCTTAATAAAAGAAGAAAGAGGAAGAGATTATGAAAAAGTATGAATTAATACCTGTAATTTTAGAAACTGATAATCTTGTACTACATAGAATCAAAGCATTAAAAGATTTTGGTTATGTTAAAGCTGGTGAATTTGGAGGTTGGATAGAAAGCGAAGAAAACCTTTCACAAGATGGTACATCTTGGGTTTTTAATAACGCTAAAGTTAGCGGAAATGCAAGAGTTTATGGAAATGCAGAAATATATAATAATGTATGGGTTTTTGGTAATGCTGTGGTTTATGAAAATGCAAAAGTTCGTAACAATGCAATGGTGTTTAATAATGCTGGTATTTATGGTAATGCTCGTATAAGTAACAATGCAAGAGTTTACGACAATGCTGTTGTATATGAAAACGCAAGAGTATTTGATAATTCAAATGTCTGTGGAAATGCTGCTGTTTATGGAGACGCAAAGATTTATTGCTATGCAAATGTCTGTGATAATGCAACAGTCCATGGTAATGCAAGAGTTTACCATAATGCTCAAATATATGATGAAGCAAACATTTATGATTATGCTTATATTTATGAAAACGCTGTTGTTCATGGAAAGGCAAATATCTTTGGTCAGATTAATATTTATGGAAAGGCTGAGATTTTTGGTGATGCAAAACTCTATAGTAACGCAGATTACATTGTTTTCAAGAACTTTTGGAGCAGTGGACGATACTTTACATGGACACGTCCAAACAATAAATGGAAAGTAGGTTGTTTCTATGGGACAGGTGAAGAGCTTATAGAGAAAGCTTATGCTGATAGTGAAAGGTCTGGTAGAGAATATGAAAGAGTTGTAAGATATGTTGAAAGCATACTTGCAGATGAATAATTAAAACAAGAGGAGAAATAATTATGACAGAAATGGTGTTAATGTTGATAATTCTATTCTTTGTATTTTTATTTATAGGATTACATGTATTTATTTTATATAAACAAAAGGAGAAATAATTATGAGTATGATAGAATGGGCAGAAAGAGAAATAGCTGCCGCTTGTAAAAGAGAAAATCCTAATTGGGATGGTAAAAGTTTTGATTATGGTTGTTCATGTTATCAATCAGCACTCAAAGCTTATAAATCTTTAATGGATGATGGACATAGTGGATTTAGTTTCAGTATGACAAGAAATATACTAAAGAAGCTACTTGATGAAATACCATTATCTCCAATAAGAGACAGTGATTTCTTTATTAATGAAGGTAAAAGTATTAGAAGACTTGAAAGTGATGAAAGTCTTAAAAAGCGTGGACTTAAATCAAGTATTCAATGTCCTCGTAGGAGTAGTCTTTTTCGTAAAGAAGATTTAGAAGGTAATGTTAGATATATAGATATTGAAAGGGCTTATTGTATTAACGCTGAAAATCCTTCAGATACTTTCTCAAGCAGTCTTGACGATTTCGTTGATAAACTTTATCCAATCACAATGCCTTATATGCCATCTTCTGAACAATTTAAAGTATATATAAAATATTGGCTTACTGATAAAAGTCATGGTGATTTTGACGTTCAAGAAATTATTGGTTATAAAGACCCACAAGGACAATGGCATGATTATAGTGAACTTATATATGATGATGGTAATAGTGTACGTGTAATTACGGATGAAGATACAAAACATAAACTTATAGCACGTAGACTTACCTCTATTGAAGATAATATAGCAAGAAATGTATTTGATGACATTAAAGATATATTCTTACCTGACGAGTTATATAGAGATAATAGAATAAGATATAACAAAATCAAGGATGCTATTGATAGAGTTATTAAAGTTCGCTTTAATATTGTAAGTGCTAAATGTCGTTGTCTTGCAAAACAAGATGAACATGGTATTTGCTATCTAAATACTTATAATAATATTTATACTTTAGTTAAAGGTTCTGATGAAGATAAAAAGCCTTTAATTGAAGAATGTGATGATGTAAGAGAGTTGATAGAAGTAATAAACATGTTGAAAGAAGAAATTGATATGGTAATTGATAATAAAAACTAATAATATGTTAGGAAGTCACAATAGTTTAACCTACTTGCCATGTCGCAAGTGGTGGATGTATTTAATTAACTGGGCAGCTAAATGTCAAAGTAAAAATCTTTATGAACAATATCATAATGGAGTTAGATATTTTGATATTAGAGTTAGGTTTGATAAAAATGATAGACCTGTAATTGTTCATGGTCTTGTAGAATACAAAGGTATTGCAGAAAATTATGTAGCTATTATAAATGAGTTTGCTAAACATTACAAAGAAGACGTTTATGTAAGATTTGTTCTAGAGTTTAATAAAGAACCTGATGATTGGTTTGCTCAATGCAATCTTCTTAAAAGATTTATAGCTAATCTTAGAGATGAATATACTAATATCATTTATGATTATAGTATGACTAAGTGGAATGAAGAAGAACTTAATAGATATAATACTAAAATGATATATATATTTCATAGGTATAGTAGTACTCTTGGATGGAAGAGATTCTTTTGGATTCCATATTGGTATGCTAAACTTCACAATAAAGATATTAGAGATACTTGGGAGATTGAACTTAAAGATAAAGTTAATAGAGTTTTAATGTTAGATTTTGTATAATATGGCTTGGATTACAATGCTTAATTATGAAACAGGTACAATAGATTATCTTGAAACAGATGTTTACTATGATGATTATACAGAAATAGAAAAATGTCTTATAGCTAATCATATTGACCCTGAGACAGTGGCTTATATGTCTACAGAAAGTAAGCCTTCAGTATATAATATTAATTTACAAGAAACAGAGGAGGTATTTGAATGAGTGATGATTTTAAATGTTTTGTAGGACTTCATAAAGATGAAATTTATAAAGAAGTTGAAGTCAGAGATAAGAACAATAATGCTGTTGGCATTAATGTTGTGCTTAAATGTACTAATTGTGGACGTATTAAATCTATATTTATTCCTACAGATATAGATTATGTTCAGAATAGTAGTACTCGTGTTAATCAAAAATAAATTAGAATTATGAATATATTTGAAATACAAGAAGATTTACAAGCTTTAATAGATACTATTGAAGCTAATGGTGGTGAAGTAGATGATGAATTGAGTAATCAATTTGCTGCTACAAATAATGACTTTAAAGAGAAATGTCTAGCTTATGCTGAAGTAATTCAAACTCTTAATAATGACTTAGTTCTTATTAAAGAAGAGAAAGATAGACTTGATAGAGTTAAGAAACAAAAAGAAAGGTCTATTACATTTCTTAATAATGTTCTAGTTTCAGCTATAGAAAGATTTGGTACTCCTGATAAGAAAGGCAAACGATTTATTGATTATGGAACTAAGAAACTTTCTGTAAAAGAAACTAAAGTTGTTGAAACTAATGATAGCTTTATAGAATCATTAGTTTATAATCTTAAATCTGATTTAAGTTATAACAAAATTAATAACACTCTACATATAGCTGATACTATAGATAAAGAAGCATTTGTAGATGAATGTAGAAATGTATATTGGGAAGAGCCTGATGAAACTCAAAACATTTATGATAGTGATTTGAATAATCTGATGGTAACAACTGAAGTTACAATTCCTCTTTCATCTATATTTAATGAAAAAGGTTATAAATTTGTAGCAGATTGTGTTTCTGTTTCTCCTATGTATAAATTTAAAGGAAGTATTTCTAAACCTGATATTAAAAGTATTATTGAGAATGGTGATAACACTAATCTTGGTAAAATAGTTATTAATAAGAAAGTAAATATTAAGTAATATGGCAAAGAATAGTTATATATTTGAAGTATCAGTAAAAGTTGCTGATGGTAATGTTCATTCATTTTCAACTGTTGGTGCAAACATTAATGATGTATATTATAACTTTAATGATAAAGTATTTAATGGTGAACCTGTAGAAATAATTCAAGTTACTCGTACTGATAAAGTAGTTGAAGGTTATACAATGAATTTGGAGTTAAATCCGGATTATAAGCCGACTGAGAAGAATACTGATAAGCTGATAGAGTCTGATATGCTTGCTCCTGAAGAATAATAATATGTTGAACAATAAATCCTCCACAAGTCAAATAATAATGGCTTGTAGAGGATTTTAAAAAATAAAATAACTGATATGAGTAAATATAATGTTAACGGTTTACCTTGGAGAAGTGGTCTAGGTAAAGATGTAACTATGTGTGAAACTTCTGCTGAAGTTAATAAAACTGCTGGTCTAGATTGGACTGTAGATAAATGTCCTCTAGTAGCTAAAATGCCTTTTGGAATAGGTCGTAATAACGAAATAGATGAAGATGCTTTTGCACATAATGGTAAAATATATCGTGATTGTCCTAAAGCTTTTGCTACTTATAGAACAGATATTAATGAACCTCTAGGTATAGTTAAATCTCAATATGAAATAGTTCAAAACGCTGATGCTTTTAACTTCTTTGATGAAGCTATAGGTGAAGGTGGAGCTACTTGGGATAGAGCAGGTTATTTTGGTTATGGTAATAAAGTATTTGTAACAGCTAAATTAAATATTAATACTGATGTTGAAGGTGACAAAATCAATAATTATTTGGTGTTTAGTAACAGTCATGATGGTAGTGGTTCTGTTAACATTCTTCTATCTCCTATTCGTGTTATATGTACAAATATGCTCAATGGTGCTTTGATGAAGAATGATTGTTATATTAGACTTAGACATACTAAGACTGTTAAAGAAAGACTTGAAATAGGAACACAAGTTCTTAAAGTTGCTTGTGAAAGAGCAAGAAGTGCTCAAGAACTATATAGAGAAATGTCTAAGATTAAACTTGATGATGGTGCTGTTATAAAGTATCTAGCAGATATTAATCTTAACGATGAAGAACAAGAAAAGTTAATGTCTTATGATTCTAAACATGGATATAATAGATTAGTTAATAAAGAATATAGATGTCTTGAATCTACAGGAATAAGTACTCGTAAAGCTAATATAATATCTGGAATGTATGAATATTATAATGATGGTATTGGTCAAAAAGATATATATGGAAATGGTTGGGGAGCTTATAATGCAGTTACAGGTTTTTACTCTAATGTTGCTAATCTTGAAGGTGAAAAGCGTATGGAATCTCTTATTTGGGGTTCTGCTAATAACAATATGCTCAAAGCCGCAAATGAAGTAATGAAGTTAGCTATATGATGAATATTATTAAAACTCAATATAATCTTGGTGACGAAGTATATGTTATAGATTTTTCTAGAGGACAAGTTGCTAAAGGTTATGTTTCTAGAAAACTAATACAAATAATATCTGATGAAGAAACGTATGTTTTTCTAGATATTGAAGATGTTAATTCTAATCCTATTGTTCAACAAGTTAATGAAAACTTTGTTTTTAAAACTAAAGATGAACTTAAAGAATGGGTTGAACATATAGTTGACTAGCTAACTATCTATACTAGTAATACTAACACCCCCGTAGAAGAGATATTGATGACTATAACTCCTACTACTATTTATATTAATGTTAATGTTTAAAGTGATACTAAAGCCGACAAAGGAGATTATAACATCAAACATCTCTCTACGGGGGAACTGGTGTTGCTAGTTATAATAGATATTATAGTTGTATATATCTACAACATTTTCCTAAAAAGTTGTATGATTCTACAACATTTGGAACAAAATAGGGTTGGAGATAACCCTATTTCAGTTAAAACAGGTGGTATGTAACCCTATTTTAGTATATTTGCATGGAGGAATATCAGTCATGATAGCTTATAATATATAGTATATAATAGGCACTCATAACTAACTGATATTCAACACATTACAGAACATTTTTATACTTTAAAAGTATCTCTATGTGAATAGAGGTACTTTTTTTGTATTTATCATGCTATAAAAAGTACCTTTTTGGTACGTTTTTCATAAATTTGTATCACTAAAAGTAC